ATTTAACATGTCTACTATTCTTTGTAGATCTTCTTTTGTTCCTTCTATACGAGTGCCGTTAGTATAATCATTCGTCATGTAAAAATCTACATAGTACCATTTTGAATGATCCTGTGGATTTGGAAACATACGCCTTACTTCATCAGAATCTTCCCACTGAAATACTCTAGCGTTCCATCCACTTTTTTTACCTAAATCCGATATTGTTTTATACATTTTAAGATAAACCTCCATCGGTTAATTTTTCTTGCTTTTTTCATCATATTCTTCCTGAGTTAGCCACTTTCCGGTAGTTGCATCTTGGCTACTAAAAGTTCCCATGCCCATACATTGTTCACACGCTGCCATATCTATTTTCGGCCCAGCATCACCATATTCTTTAAGTAAAGTCTGGTAACGCTCATTTACAACGTCGCAGTAGTTATAACCGTCGCCGTTAGGTAGTTTAACACACTTTTCACATTTGTCAACCATCAGATGATGATTAAAAAATATAGCCAGTGACGCATCCATCATTAATTTATTAACGTCGGTAAGTTTTTCTCCCTTACCTTTACAAGATGAACAAACTATTACTGGATGTTCTGATTCTTTTTGTACATTTTCTGGAACAGGGTCAGGAGCGTCTGTATTAACTATTGCTTTCCATGATGCTATCATGCTCCAAGTATGATCTGATAGCAATCTATAGTGAGTATATTGTATATCAATAATTTTTCCTTTTTCTGCTCTAATATTTACTACTCTAAAATCTTCATAAGTTTTTGCTGTTTTTTCTGGGCCAGTTGCAAGAATTTGATGTTCAACCCAAGTTTGAGTAAGATATTTAGTAGCCTTAAAATTAAGTCTGCCTCTCAATACCGGCATAAAATAACCTTTACGACCAGTTGGTTGAACTACCTCTCCATACATAACCCATTCATCACAATATTCAAAGTATTCTAACTCTATGCTTTTCATGGGAACAACTTCTGTTCGTCCCCAAGGATGAATACTTTCAACATTACCAGTAATATTATCGGTACTTATAGTTTGTCGGTCAATTGGTTTGTTTTGGGGTACTTTATCCGTATTCTTTTTATGAAGTGGATTCAAAACAAATACAGCGAATAGTACCAAAATAATTGGTAAAATTATTAGTAAAAAGTTTGATCCTGTCATATAATTCTTATACTTTCTATGAGGATTATTCATTCTTAAAAACATCCTTAAATCTTTTCCATGATATTCCTTCGCCAACTTTAGTTTCAACCAAGAAAAATAATTCAGTCAATAAATCATAATATTTGATAGCGTCATTTTTTGATATGTGTAACTCTATCTCATACTTCTTAAACTGTTCCTTAAATTCATATGAGTATTTTATATCATTTTCTATTTCTTTTTGGAATCTATCTAATTCATCTTGGTTTAAGAAATTAGTTAGTAAATATACTTTTTCAGAGTCGCTCATTTAACATCCTCTTCAGTTTCTTAATAGCCATAGATCTGTTGTCCTTCATAAGTTCATCAATAAGACCATCAATAAGACCATCAACTCGTTCATCCAGAGTCAAATCGGCTGGTTTAGATTGGACAGGTGGAGAGATAAGGTCTTTAAATATGGTGGTTCTCAGATCAACCATCATGCAGTTGGTGGCGGTATGAAATAATCCTATGGTATAGCATTGTGCTGAGTGCGGCTGACCATAGGCTATAGGATAATTTTGTCGGTGAAATACTCTTGATTCATTGTTTGTTGTTTCGTTTTGAGTTTTATGAACCAGAATGAATTTGTCAAAAATAGTTATCTCATTGTTTAAGTTGAGCATTAAATAATCATATCCATTAGGATTGGCGATCAAATTAATAAAGTTAATAATGTCTAATTGTAAAGAATCAAAAGCATAATTTATTCCATTAATAATCCAATAGTATTCTGATGAGTGCGGCTGACCATTTTTAATTTGTAAACAGTATGGTACTATATCTTTAAGTTTCATTTATTTTTCCTTTTTGTTAAATTTGAAACTCTTTTAATATTTCTAATATTCGTCGGGCTAACGATGCACCGCCGACAATTCTTCCGTCAGTATAATCTTCTCCATATCCGGCAGAAGATTCATGATCTTTTTGTTTTTTGATTTTTTGATTACATAACTTGATAACTTCAAGTATTTTGTCTTTTTGAGTTTGATTCATTGGTTAGTAGTAATCAATACCCTCAATAGTCCACTTGGGAATAAGACTATCCATAGTCTCTTTCATAGCATCTCTGCAATTTTGTTTTACTTTTTCGTGATGTTCATTATGAAGTTTCACAATATACTCGGCGGTTTGTTGATCTAATGCTCCATCATCAGCAATATCAATTTCATTTTTAATCTCTGGAAAATCTGAATGATACCAAACAATAGGCTCAACTGGCACAATTCTTCTGCACCAACATTGTGGCCCACTAAAACATTCAGCAATTTTCCACGGGACTAGGAAAGATAATGCTTTTGCTTGTTCAAAGTTCATTAGTAAACCCATTCTTTCTCTAATTTATTTAAAAGCATAGCAACATTACGATTAGTATAAAAACAGTCCATATCGGAGTCGCTAATTTCAAGATATTTTGTATGCCAAACATCGTGTAAAACATTCATTATTGTTTGACCATATCGCAATTGATTAGATGCAGACACAGGATTATCTGTTGATTTAGATCTAGCCGCTTGGTGACTAATAAAAGTATCATCAACTTTTTTAAGGAATTCTGTGAATGTCATTTCGTCACTTTCTTATTCTGTTTAAAACAAGACGAACACCATCAAGTATAAGCTCAATTTCTCCAACATATTCGTTTTGTAGTTGATCCTTGATTTCTTCCATAACATCAGTAACAGAATGTTTATTTTTTTCCCAAACTATACAATATCCAAAAATATCATCTCTTTCTACATCATCGCCCCAACCATAAATACCAGTTAAAGAATCTGATACATCTATTTTAATATTCTCATCATAAACTTCTATAGTGTCTAATCTATTTAGATCTACTTTTTTTCTAAAGCCTTCTATAAATTCTTTTGCTAAGACTGATACTGTTTTTGTCATAATTTTTCCCTTGTATTATAAATCTCTTTTTCAATCTTACAGAAAATTAGGATCATAAAACTCTACGGAAGTTGATTTAATCTCAGATACCCGCGACTGAGAACCTTTCGGCATCAACATTTTTATTATATCAGACATTTCAGCCTTTGTCAATAGCCGTATACATCACCCTTGGTTAAAATTTCTGTTTCCAACTCGTTCAAGCACCTAAAATCTGTACCATTAACAACTTTTCTCCAACTCTGATGAAAATGACCAAATCGCCAGAACTTAGGCTGATGAATATTAAATAGTTCTTCTAAAGCCCAACTAGTAATATTCTCATAAATCTTAGTACCCGGAGGAAGAAGATAAGAATAAAGACTCTGAGGACAATCATGTGTCAATACAACATCTGGCTTGATTTGTCTATAGAGTTCTCTAGCCTTCATAAAATCTTCTATCTTTAATTGCTCCTGCTCCCACCAATCAATACCTATTGTTCTATATTGTCGGTCAATACTATAAGCACCACGAAAGAAAAAGAAGTCAATACCATTAAAATTATTCACATATCCATAATCTCCAAGATAATGTGGAATGTTAACAATTTTTGAATAGTTATCGTGATTGCCTCCTACGATCACAAATTTCTTTGGATCAACATTATCTAATGTCTCAAAAGAAAATCCTACATCGCCAAGAGCAACAATATATTCGTGATTGTCTTTCTCACGAATAACTTCGTGCATACGCTTATATTTACCATGAATATCACCAAGAAGTGTAATAGAATTCTTCATACAAAAGTTTCTAAAGTTATTTGACCATCTTTAATTGCTAAATAATTACAATTTTTCTCTGTCCAGCATCCACTATTAGCATACCATACAACATGGTCTTTGTCAATGGTTGGATAATGAGTATGTCCTAAGCAAACACAATCAATAATTTTATTTATAGCATACTCTCTTGACTTCTTCATCATATGCTCATTACATCTAAGATATATTTTAGATCGCTGTTTGATAAATTGTGGCAGAAATCTTTTGTCAAATCTTTGAATAGTTCTATAGAAAAAATCTGCCATCTTTGTGGTATTAGGATATTTGTAGATAAAATCATCAAACTGGTCGCCATGCAAGCACAAAAAGTTTTTATTTCCACTAGAAAAAACGTATTCGTTCTTAAAATCTATACCAATTAAATGAGAAATAGTTTCAGCATCACCATCATGGTTGCCCCTAATCCAAATAATCTCTACATATTTACTCATTCGTCGCAATAAAGATAGTATCTTCCAATGATTCTTTTTTAGTCTGCGAAAATCCAGATTATCAAAAAAATCTCCGTTAATAATAAGTCTATTTGTTTTAGAAAATACTAATTCTAGAAAAGCATACAATTGTTTGCTTTCACAAACATCGCTTCCTAAATGAGTGTCACTTATTATTATTGCGTCTAGCATCTATTTTACTATTTCCTCTAATCCATTTGGGAATATACGGACAATTTACACAACGTCGCCCGCAACATTTCTTAATACTGATTAAGTATTCTCTAGATAATGGTTTGGTCATTATAACTATCAAGTTTTAATGCTTGACTAAAAACTTCAAATAACTTATCAGTATGGCACTTCAACAGGATAGAAAGACCATTAAGAGCATTGGCTATTTCATCTTCACTAAGACTACGATTAGATACAGATTCACTCAAATCATTAATATTAGTAACAAAGTTATAAGTGTCTGTAATCTTGCTTTCTAAATCAAATCGGTCAAACATTTTTTCTCCCCTTAAAATATTCTACCATAAAACCAGCAGTATCTTCAGCCCCATTACCTCCAAGGTAATAAGAGTAAACCATATCCCAATTTTTATTAAATTGATCGTTGGCTTGTTTATATTCGTCTGTAGACTTATCGCCCCAAGGTAAAATCTTTGGTACAAAATATTTGAAATAGTCGGGATATTCTTGTTCAACGTACCAGTGAACACAATTCCAGAAATGAACTACTTGACTAGATACTTTGTGATTCATAGATATTTATACTCTTTCAGAATATTATACAAATTCTTCAAATCGTCTTCGTTCAGCCTTAATTCGTGAGGATCACTATTATTATAACTGAAAACTCTCACAAGATAAGGTTTGTTTTTTAATTTTTTATTGTGATGAATTTCAATCAGATCAAACTCTAACATTATGGTTCGTAGTTTTGTCACAAAATTTAGGGGGTTGCCCCACCAAAATAAAAGTTTAATACGCTAATTTTAGGATTATATTTAGACGAATGAAGTAGTGACCCATCTTCTCTAACTTCTATTGAACCAGTATGAATAATATGTCCGATAGAGAAGTCGTCTTTTAGCAAACGTAACTCGCTAATTTCATGCAACCAATTCCAATGATTATACTGAAACGATTCACCATCGTCAACAGATAGTGAAATCATAACAGTAGAACTTAGATGTTCATTCAGATAAAAATGTAAAATATTACTCATCAATCTATCCTAAAAGTTTGTGTTCTGGATACAATCCTACTGTAAGATCATCATTAGTATAATATTCGCCACGATTATAGGCCGGCATAGATGCTGGTGATGGTTCCATTCTTTTAATAAAATTATCGGCAAAGTTTGCACCTTCCCAAAAATCTTTAAATACTTTAACCTGTTCTACGCTATTATTTCTAACAACAACAAAAACCCAGTTCATACAATTACTCCACTTCGACCAAGAGCAATTTTAACGCCCATCTTCTTGTTGTAATTCTCCTTCTTGCTACAAATAGCAAGACCACGAAAATGCTTTCCATCTGGACTGTCAATAATTATCTGAGTAGAACCACCCTTAGTATCTGGCTCAGTAATACCATCAGTATGAATTCGACTACCATTTTGCCAAGCATGATAGCCGTTATACAGACGATTATGAAGAACCCTTACCTTATAGCCGTCATTTCTTAGTTGTTGAACGGTCATTTTTTTTCTCCATACTTTTTAAAGTAGTGTCAAATCTATCTTGTAGTTGTTTAGTAGTAACACTAATGTTATTGTGAATAGTGACTACATTTGATACTTTCGGCCATTGACGCTTAGTTACTTTCCACTTGAGTTTACTTTCAACATAATGTATACTCATATTTCCTACTACGTCCCATACAACATCGCTATGATCTGCATCAATAACAAATGATGCTTCTTCCTCTGTGAAACGAGTCATGGTTACAACAAACTTACCCATTTGATTCTCCCTCAGTAAGATCATTCATAAACTGTCTACTTTCCACAAGATAACTCATGATATAATTAGCAGTATTATTCACACTATCTTCACATTCGTGATGAACATGAATCATATTACGAATAGTATATTTTTCATCATCAGTTAATTTACCAAGAGATGACTGTCCATTTTCATACTCAGCATCAATATAGTCAGCAATCTGATTGGTATATTCTTGAAGGTTCCACTTCATAATTTTTCTCCTTGTAGTGGCATCATACCACAACCTAGTATCGTGTCAATGGGGCAGGAATCTTTAAAAATCCAGCATCACTGATACTGTTTTTGCTTTTTAAGTCTGGAAAGAATACTAATATACTTTTCAGCATCCTCTCGACTATCAAATTCAGTAACAATAGTGGCCCCATCAGTCTTGGGAAGATTAATGGGTTGACCATTTTGAGTAACAACGAACTTGCCACTCTTTTCAATAACTGACAAAGTATCACTAACTTTCATCTTAGTCTCCATAAGGTTTCAAACTCTAAACAGCAATAACAGTAATCATTATATCACGCCAAACGGTCTAGTCAATAGGCTGTTGTGCATTTTGTCGTTCGTTACAGACTCTCTACATTCTTTTCAATAGTATTCGCTATAACTTTAAAAGATTTACCACCATCATTCATCCTAGTAAGACCGGCTGTGAAACCACTCTCATAATAAGTATCTATCCCAAATTTCCCATCACGACTTTGCATACCAGCCCAATTCATTACTTTTCTAGGAAGTAAATTGTCTGACGACCTAACTGGCAAGGTTTTCTTCTTACTCTTTCTCATTTCGTCGTTATACAATTCACAAAGAACACCCAAACAACAATGTGTAGGATTTCCGTCATCATAATCTATCTTTAAGAATGATTCTGCCTGCTTAAACTTACCGCTCCTAAGAGCCTTAACCCACTTTTTAGCAATTTCTTTTTTCATATTTCACCCGAATTGTGTCCACTTTCTTTCACTAATAACATCCTTAAACTTCTCGCCAGCAGGAGTTAGTTGTACCATTCCACCTACACAGAAAATACAACCATCCTTATCACCAGGATTATCATATCTATCACCACCTTCTTCGTTATAACTATCAAAATACAGAGTGAGTCCTGTCTTTTTATTAAAGGTATTTTTTAGAGCAACCACAAGTTTTTCATACTCTTGGAAAATATCCTCTACAATTTGATCCACACCAGGCTTAGACTCATCCTCAAGAATAGCATCATAAAAAGCGTCATAAAAAGCGTCTTTAATCTGGTCAGGATCATCCCATGCCAACCATTGACCAACAGTTCCCCAACCAACTTCCTTGAAGTATTTAGCCTTTTCAAGAGCCTTGATTTCTTCAGGACAAATCTTTTTCAGATCTTTATATTCGATAACAAAACTTCCAACAGCAAAACTACCCATTCCCATGATTATCTTCTCCAGTAGAAATTTCTTTCAAGTAAAAATTAATGTCCCATTCAAATTCTTCTTTGTCTTCGCCCAAAATAATAGAAGCGTGATAAAGAATATGGTCGCGTGGATCATTACCGGACTCGATATATTCCTGATAACTAATTTGTTCAGAATCACTATCATAAATATATCTGGCACATTCTTCAGCGGCAGACTTATAATCAACTGACATAAATATTTTCCTGAAAAAGAGTGAGGTTGTTAGTAAAAATTATACCACGTTTGCCACTAATGTCAAGAGGCTCATCAAATTTCTTGACAGAGCAAACTACCCATCCGTATTTCGGTTTATCATTCCAACTATATAGAGGATCATTTTGTGATACCAGATGCCTATTATGGTCATTAATCCAATCAGTCTTAGTTGGATATTTAAAACTATGACTAAAGGTAACAGTACCAATAACTCTGGCCTTAAATTTGCCAAGTTTGCCAGGAGTCTCCACCACATATAATTCAACACCTTCATACTTTAATGGTAAGTGATATGAACGTGTCTCTACGCTTTTCAGCCCATTAATTAAAAGACTTGACCACGGGGCTTGAATATTTAAACCAGTCATGCTTTTACCAATGATATATGATATTTGCCACAATAAAACCACAAGTAATAAAATTGATTAGAATTATACTCAACCAATAAGATCCGCGTCCATAAAATCACTATCCAAATCAAGTTCATCCCAATCTGTTTGAGTTACATTACCTACCACAAGATAAGTATTATTAATCTCATAGTTCTGAAACTTATCATAGTAGATATAAAAATCCTCAGACTTAGAGGACTTCATAGCATTAAGATCAATAACTAATTCTTGAGCCTCTTTGTGACCAATCACATTACTAAAACATTGAATAAGATTCATATTCAGACCTTTCGTTTGGGATTATGCGTTGAGCATACCATCGTATCGGCAGTTGTCAAGGATTTCTTTAATCCTCCGTAGCATCATCAATATACCAATCATATTCACCATCCCTAGCAAATCCTTCCAAATCCTCACTAAGACTATCAATAGCAAAAGTAGCATCCTCACTATTAGAGTCTTTAATTTCTGGAAAATCAAATACTACATGAATTTTCATTGTGTTACCTCAATGTGCCACTTATTACCATGAAGTTCAGCAACAACACCCATTTTTAGTTTAACAAGTTCGGCCACAATCTCAGCCAACTTTTGTGTTTCATTAAGATAAAGATAGATCATTTACAATCCTCCTTATATCCATTATCAAAACTCTGAAAAAGACCATCAACATCTTCGATAGAATATGGTCTATGATTAGGCAACCCAAATGCGTCAGTATTTTTCATGCTCAAAACAAGATTTTCCAAAGCATCAAGAATAATCTCCATATCGTGTTTTTCAATGTAATAATTCATATTAACTCTCATTAGCCCTTTATACGAATATACCATAGTTCGTTTCCTCTGTTGTTCTACCAGTATACACTACTTATCGGCACTTGTCAAGAGCGGCCTTTAGCCTTTTTCTTTTTAGACTTAGTAGGTTCCCACTTTTTATCCCACACAATCATTTCATCAACACGAAGTGGACGCCCAATAAAGTCCTCATTTAAATAATATGACTCTGCAATCTTACGAGTTTTACAAACTATCTCTATACTCTCACGAATACTAGCAGCACCATATTCACAAACTACAGCATAGACTTTCATTTGGTTCCCTTTGCGTAAGTCATTCCTGCATCAAATCCATCTGCAAAATAGTTAAAAGAATTAGGGCTTCCTTTATACCAACCTTCTCCTAACCATATTGGTTTTATATTTTTTTGTGATTTTTCGTACTCATTAATAATAATTTCTTGTTTAGTTTTTGTATCTATAATGTTACCATTTATTATTGTATCTTCAATTTGTTCTTTAGAGAATTTCATTTCTTTTCCCCATTAGGATCAAATCCTGTTAGTTGATAATAAAATTGCATTAGTCGTTCAATTCTTAGGCGAATTGTATCATAATGCTCCTGTTCTTCTACAGGGTCAATAGTATCTAGGTAATCTTGCACACATGAAATAGCAATGCCAATATCTTCAGCAAGAGTTGGTTTAGTCACTTCTTTTCCCCAAGACTTTCATAAATAAAATCGGCCAAACCCTTTAGACATTTACTATTGGTGCTAAATGCCACGCTCTTATCATTTCGATCATTATAGATTGAAACATAACAAGAATTTTCATCCCTAACCATTTCAAAACTAATGTCCTTGTCAATATCATAATGAGGACGATTTCCAGTAGTTGTCATTAATTGTTTCCTCAGTTAGAAGTTATTCCCAACGATAGCATACCATAGCATCGGCATTTGTCAATGGTAGTCTTTAAAAAAAGAAACGATGGCGTGTTTGCCGTCGCTTCTTCTTTGTAATACTTTATTGTTCATCAATCTTAACAGTATACTCTTTAACTTCCTTGATCAACTTTTTAAGATTATCGTTACTTTTAAGATCTGATAAGGTATAATTTACTCTACGGTTGTTTCTTGAATTTGGATTCAAATCTCCCATAAAGAGCATACTAAGAGCCAGACCAGAACTAACAATTAACGTCATAATTATTCCAGCAAAAAATATGAACATTTCCATGTTAATCTCCTTTATTATTTAGCAATAAATTGCCAAGAGATAAGAAACTAGGAACCCATAATCCTACAAACAAGCCACAATTTTTAGCGTCTGGTACTCCGCTAAACCATAAACCAGTGCTTAAAGCGAAACTTAAAAATGCTGCAATAAGGATACTCATTTTAAAAACAGTCATAATTATCTCCAATACTTCAAAGGTTAATAAAATCTCTCACGACTTCATTATACCATAACGGTACTGTTGTCAATAACCATTTTCAAAAATATATTAGTTATCTCCCAAATTCCTAAGAGCCTCAATATCCTCAACCATTACTTGTCTGGCTACATTCATTTGCAGAGAACTATAAAGGAAATCGGCTAATCCCTTGGTTTCCTCTTTGGTCAACTTCATTTTCATCCACTCCCAAGAGATAACATTATTAATAGTCAGATTGATAATTTCTCCGCTCTGCTCAACATCAAAGTTAAAAACATCTGCCTTGTAGGAATCTTTAGTAACAATGCTCATTCTTCATTCTCTCTATACAAAGGATAGTCTTGTTCATTTTTGAGTAGTTTTTCGGCCAATCCTAGAATCTCTCTTTCGCTCCATCCACTAAAGTACCCACGCATATAAATTTGGGTCAATTCATTACTACGAGTATTCTCATAATATTTCTGCACAGATTCTATCCAAGTTTTGGTGGCTTGTTGTAGGAGATTCATTTGTTTTCCTTTATCCAAATATCAAATACTTCTTTAGCCCTAGAATCACCATCAAACTTCCACAAAGTTTTCCAGATAATTTCTCTATGACCAAAATCACTAAGAGTAAAATAGTCTGTTGGCCTAATTATTTCATTCTTGTAAAGTTGATCGTGCGGTTGGGGTTGTCCCAATAATTCTGTCCAAGATTTAGTCATTATAATTCCAACATTCTACTTTTTTAATTTGATTTGATTTATTAAACAATTTATCTTCTTCAATGTATTTGTTTGCTTCTTCTATATTAGAAAATTTAAGAATAACTCTACAAGAACGTAATCCAATTTTTTCAAATGTATCCAAATAACGCCAAAATAACCACCCCTTTTTCTTGACTTGATACCATTCTTTTCCGTTACCATCAACGAATTTACAAATTTTGTATTTAGTCATTATTGTTTTCCTCAGTATCATACCACAAAACTACATTAGTTCCATAGTCTGTACTAATCATTATTTTTCTAGGATTATATTCAACTCCTAGTTCTTCACAATAATCTTCTGCTTCTCTCGTCAAATCCTTGAGAGAAACGGGTGCGGACAATTCTATAAGATTATCTTCGTTCATTTCTTTTCTCCAATAGTTTCTTCTAACAGACTAATAGCCGTTTCCAAAAACAAATCATAATCGGCCAATCCCATATTTTCATCATCAATAGTATTCTCCCAACTAACAATAAAGTTCTTGATTCTATCCTTGAGTTCGTTAGTCATTAGTTATTCTCCAAATATTCACAAATCATACTACTCAAACCTATTGGCAAAATTACTACAAAAAACAAAAATCCCAAAATCAATAGTGAGTATACTATAATATTCTCTTTAGTTAGTTTCATTAGTTATTTCCAATAAATATGTGTTTGGCATTTTGGACAAATATAATTCCACTTTTTAGAACTACAGATAGAACAAACTGTGCGAAAAATTTTAGTCATTATTTATTCTCCAATGGTCTTATAAAGAAAATCGGCCAACCTCTTGATTCCCTCATTGTCTACGCTAAATGACACGTTAGATTCTTTCTTGTCATTGTATAAGGAAACATGGTGAAGATCATCATTAGAAAAAATCTCCATATAAATTCCATAAGTTTTATCAATATAATGTTTTGATTCATTTTTGACAATCATTATTTTTCTCCAAATAAGTGAGTGGTAATCCATTACGAGGATCAAACTTAGGAACATCTGTGGACATTACAAAATAACCATCTTCAATAACATAACAATTTAAAGAGTCACGGCCAAACTCATCATCATAAATAACATAACCTTGTTCTGGATAACTTTCGCTGCTTACCAATCTAATAGTTTTCATTATTTTTCTCCAATAGTCTCATATAGTTGTTTTAATTTTTCATATTTTGATTTTACATCATCCTCAGAATAACCATATGTGCAACCTTCTCCTCCTTTTGGACTAAAAAAACAATTACCATAATGAATATGTTTATACAAACAGTGTAAAGCATCACAAAACATTTCCAAATCTTCATTAGTCATTATTATTCTCCAAAGTATTATTCACTTCAATTACCTCGTTAGTATATTGATAGTGAATATTTGTCCAAAACTCGCCCTGTTCAATAATTAGTTCATAATTATGAAACTTACCTTCGTGAAACATAGGAACAACAGAGGGTATTCTACCATCTTTAGCAGTTAAACTATTTCCACACGATGGGCCACCGACTAAGGAGATTATTGTGTTGTACTCTTTATCCATTAATATTCCTCCAACCATTCATAGAAAACCTTATTAGCCTCAAGATAACTATCGAAGTAAGCCACTTTCTTAAACTTGAAAGGCCCAATCATTCTTAGAATAAGTCGCCCATCAATCATCTCATTACCTTGAGTTTTACCATATTTGCGGGTATGAGGCCCAATAACATCTGATTCTTTTGATTTCTTGCCCATTACATCCCTATTTACCATAATTAAAGAATTGATTATTAGAAACTAGGGGCTTGATTTCTCGTAGACGATTGAAAATAATGGTCAAATTATTGGCTTCTGGCACAATCTTCTCATGCAGAGTATCACCAACTACCCTTTTAAGGAGGGCGATTTCTTTATCGGTCAACAATACATTTCTATACATTTTCATCATTACCTATTAAGAAAAATACCAATACCACACTGAGCCAGTATACCATAGAACCATAGGGTTGTCAATAGGGTATATCGGCCATTTCCTATAGTGGCCTTTAACCATTTTTCATCACGGCCATAAGCAATAAGTAAAAATTGTTCACATTTAATAGTAAACAAGACTTATTAGCTTTTATTCCCCTGCTTTCGCCTGATTATAGGATGACGATGATGTATATTCCTGGGGATTTTGGGATGAATCATAGAGTTTTGGAATATAATAATGAGCAAAAGCCATAGAAACTATAGTAACAGTAGCAACTACCATGAGACTTTTGATAAAAGGAATGTGAAATTCTTCGTTTTTCATTTTTCGCCCTTTGAGATAAGAATGGTGAAAATAGTACAAAATATATAAAGGACTCCCATACAAGTCCAGACTGTTAGTTCTTGATTACTCACAAGGATACCCATATGTTTGTTGCAGATAGTGAATAAATAATCCATAAGATATTAAACACATATAAAAAATAGGCAAACCATAATGTTGTAATAATCCTAATTCATTATCGGCCATAATATCTCATTGTTCTGTATAGGGCGTATGTTGTTATTAGTAGTAGTATAAATGTTATTATTATTGCTGTGTTCTGATCTTTTATCAAGACGGGAAATAATGGTTTTCTAACTAGTATACTACTCAACAGATTCATAGAGCCCATTCAACTAATAGATTCTTGATTCTTGTTAGTAATGATGGAAATCGGAATTCTTGATTATTTATACTATGAATATTCTCAACCACTTTTGGCTTACTTTTCTTCACGACTCTTACCGGTATTTTAGTCATAAAATTTCCCCGTTTTGGCTGACTGTTCCCATAAATCCCAAATCCAGAAGTTTAGGTGGGACTATATGGAATATGATACAGATTATAATAAAATCAACTGACTAAAACACAAGGCTGACTACATAATCTCGCTGACTATTTCCATAATTTCCAAATCGGGAATATTAGGTGAGACTATCTGGTTTATATTCTAACTTGGGAATATGATTATCTCCACCATCAAGAGTTTGTATAATGTCTATAACCAAAACTGATTCTGGTAGATTCCCACCACCTTGTTGAAACTTAGTGACTAGTTTCTGGATCTGCTGACATATATATTCACACTGAATATCTTTATTAAGATTAATAGCAATTTTCATAAGATCTCACTGACTGTTACCATAAAAACCAACCCGATAAGATAGGCTGAAACAAATCAACCTACCATACCGGGCCGATTATTATGTCTGGCTATAATTGTGCAAATAGTTCAGACTTTGGTTTTATCCAGGGTTTAACTTTAGATAGTTTAACCATCTTATTAATTCTTCCCCTGGTATCTTTATGACGTCCAATAATATGGATTTCTCCTTCAATATCCTTTTGTGTCCAAGCATAATTATTAATGACACTTTCAGCACTAGCCTCTTTATCATCATAAATTTCACCTTGAATATGGAAACTCAAAACTTTGTCAAAAATTTTAGGCATGATACACCTCTCTTAGTAAGCGATTGTATAATTGAAGTAATAGGTTATGCAATTGATCTAGTAGTCTGAGCATATTCGGCCCCCTTTCCTACAACAGATTCTATTAAATGATCTTCTAGAATTTCTGGACAAAATTTATTAATTTCACTTTGCAGAGTATCAACAGGATAACCCGTCTTCTCTCTGTAAAAGTAATCTTTAAATTCTTCTAGTAACTCCAGATTATCCATTCGACTAACAATATAATCTGTGTACCTTCTAACAATATAGGCTTTGTTAGTTTCACTAACTTTGATTAATTTTTTCATAATCATCGCCCTCCTTTAGTTAGAGTGGCTGGACCAGACATATCTTCCCAATTATCCACTAACACATCTGGTGCTTCGTGTCTAATCTCAGATTCTAATGCCCCATTGGAAGAATGATCCTTTTCGACTTCAAGATAATCTCTTAGTCTATCCTTTATCTCTATAAAGTCTAAAGACCCTAAGATATGGTCAATATACTTTCTTTGAATCTCAATCCTGTTCTTCTCTGTCAAAACCTTATTTTTCATAAATCACCTCATAAACAAAAGTTATATAATACCACCTTTGTTTACGTTTCCTTGATCCACCATCCCATTACGAACGGCTGATCTTGGCTCCATTAACTTCTTTATTATACCATGCGGGGAACTATGGTCAATAGTAATCTTAATTATCTTTTTAAATAAACCCCCTAATCTCGCTGACTATATCCAATTATTCCAAATCCGCAGGATTAGGCGAGACTAAAAGAGCAGGAAATGGGATTCGAACCCACGACAGCCAGATTGGAAATCTAGTACTCTACCAACTGAGTTATTCCTGCATCTAAGGAAAAGCCCCGAATACATTGTTAAGATGTATCGGGGACAGTTCCCTAAATTTTGTTAGTTAATTCACTGACAACGAGTTACAGTTGTGGAGCGATTAACAAGGCGACGCCTTAGTGGCTGATACTTAACAACTTCCTTAGTTGAAGTTGCAGTTGAAACAGAACAACCACAGTCACAAGAATCTGATGATACAGTTTCACAACAACTCTTTGGGGCAGTAACAACTGCTAGAGCACGAACAGGAGCAAGAACAATGTTCTTACTAATAGTTACAACCTTACGAACTGGCTGAAGAAGTGGGGCTCGACAAACTCCACCAGCACAATCACCAGCATAAGATGAACCGACAAAACCGAAAACTAGCATAATTGCAATAATAGCATTCTTCATAAAATCTCCTTAGTTATTAAAGTTACAATCCATAGTAAAAGAAACGGGTCAAGTTAGCAACCTGACTACTTCTTGTCTTCTTCCTCCTGAAGAAGTTCTTTTGATATCTCATTATAGAGAATATCAGAGTTCTGTTGTTTTATATAAGAGTATGGGTCCAAGTTGATATCTTTAGTAGTATGTTGATAAGAATCTTGTAACAGAATAGTTTCAGTATGTTGCCAAGATTTCTCATAACGAGAAGGAACATCTGTTACAGTTTTATCAAATGATAATGTGATAGTTAGTACTAATGGCAATATCATATATTAATATCAGTTATTATATAATCCACTAGCAAGACCAAAAACCATACCAATGATCAAACATAGTTCTATCATACATGTCTCCAAAAGGTTTGATAGCACCAACCACACACACCATTGTAACACACGGCAGCACTTGTCGCAAGTACTTGTCTCTTAAGGCTTTACGATCAGTGTCTAGTGTTACTAAATAAGAAAATGTCTTGTTGACGATATAGCAAAAACAGATTATATATTATGCAGCCGGGGTGGATATATTATATATACCTACTTGACAAGTATAACCATACCCTGTATAATACAAATGACTACCCACACAAGGAGCCAAATATGGACGATCTAGTATTTTCAACAGTTGGAAAATTATATATTGAATTAACAAGAGTTCAAAGAATAGCAGAAGCACAACAAGCAAGAATAGCAGAATTAGAAGTACTGATTAATAGCCAAAGTACTACACAAAAACAATCATCAAAAGATGGCGGAAAACCATAGTTACTAAAGACTTTTAAGATTCAAATTCCAGTTCTTTTTAGCAAATCTTTTCAATGGATGAATTGCCCGTTCACCAATATGTAAAGAATAAAATGGTTGATTATTATCAGATGGATAAATCTTAGCAATACTACCATTACCATATTCAATCATGAAACCTTTTTTCTCCAGAGCTTTCATAATCTGATTAATATTTTTCATACTCTTCTTCCCCCGTAGTTATACAGAATATAAGCTGCAAAAATATAGCTTGTATAAAAAACTACCAACAAGAATGTAATCATTATTCCTCCAGGATATCAGGGCAATAATCAAAGATTTGATCTGTTAACTGGTCATTACTCAAACCACTTTTACCATCCTTCAACATATCATAAGCAAAAGTATAAAGAGTATCATATTCCATATCATCCAAGATTCTGGAAACATAACTGTCCATAATAACATCTCGATTTTCATCAGTAACTTTTATCATTTTCTTCTGCATAATAAGCCCCTATTTTTCGCTGACTATCACTAAGACCGCCAAATCCGTAGGATTAGATGAGACTAGATTTATTATTCCGGCGTGAGAATAATCATAGTTTATTATTCAAATGATTTTAATATGGGTAAGATAGATAACCTTCCCACCAATAGTATTCATCATTTTTGACCTAAACCCTTACAGGCACAGCACTTACATCCATTGTATCGTCATTCCATCCATTCGTCTATAGGGCCGGTTTGAGATACTTTCGCTAAGTCTAGTAGCCACAAGAGTTTACGACAAAGTTTCGCGGCCCCGTTTTTCGCAAAGTCTTGTCCCATAAGGGTTTGCGTCGAGTGGTCTAAATATCAAAAGAAGAACCGCCGCAGGATTGCTCCCACGGCGGTTCCCCTCAGATCACCCTGCCACGAAGATCAAACGGCGTTCGCAAACTCCATCGCCTTTTCCAAGGCCTTGATATTGTCGTTAGCATTAGCACCGAACCAGAGAGAGTCGAGGCGATTATCCTCGGTGCGACCCTTGTTATAGTTCAAATATTCATTGTAACCATTATAAGCAGCCCACCAAGTACCACGCACATTCGTGGCCGATTGCTTCGGGCCTTCAACGAGTGCCAGAATCTCGTCCATGATATTACGGGTACGAGTCTTGATATCACCATCAACAGTACCTTCGATACCAAGCATCGTCTTTACATAGCGACGAATATCACCCTGATTAAAGTTCTTCGATGCCAGAAATCGGAACTGCTCCGCAGTAGCCTCAAACTGTGCATTGATATTATCCATGATATCACGAACCTGTTCCAGATTATTCTTGCTAGAACGAGTATGACGAATCCTAATAAGTTGGCTACTCTTATTATTATGAGCCATAGCGAGAGTATTCACGCATACGACGCGGATTGGCGTATAGCCAACACGAATCGCGGTTGTACCATCGTGCGAGTTACTAAGCAGAATAAACTTACTAACATCATCACCACGAACAATCTCGCTGCTATCACGGTTGAGTTGTGCGAGAACCCAAACCTTTTGACCACTGTGGAGCGAACCAGCGGTATGGATGCCACACTCACCGGCATCAATAAATGGCTGGAACCAATCAAAAGAATCCTTATTCTGGAGCGGAGTATAACGCGGCCCCACAACGCCAAGGATACTACCGTCAGTCTTACGGTATGTAGCACGATGCGAAACTGGAACACCGTCAACCGTCTGGAGATCCTTCAAGCCAACTTCCCAATCCAGACCGGCAGCGACAATAGCATCTTCGACGCCAATATCGGCATCGACCTTATTGCCAAGACCGTGCCAAGGGGTAGCACCAACAAACATCATCTGTTCAACAGCAGCAGGCATATCTAACTCCTTCGTGTAGGTTTCTCGTTCTCTGATACACTGATTATACAGTATGTTATCGGCTTGTCAACAGGCAAACTTGCGAAAAAATCTATTCGTCGTAAGTCGTTTGCTGCCAAGAGTTTACATCGCGGCCGGGCCAGCAGGCTCGTCGTAAAGTCTTATGGGCTATAGATTTAGGAGAGGCAGTCCCAAGTCACGCTCACAAAGTTTAGAACCTTCATGGTCAGCAGGATATCCACACTCTTCGGGCAGATAGCAATATACGCCCAATGCTCTTGCTCTTGGATATTCTTCCTTAATAGTATTCGTAATATGCTTTATCGTTTTTCCAGAGCAAATAAGATCATCAATAACCACATACCTAAAAGGAGCAACCCCCTCAGTTGTAAAATCGCTATATCTTCTTTCATCTTTGCGTACCACCAAAATGTTTTTGTTAAGAATCTCAGCAATCTGTGGCACAACCATTAGGCCACTAACACCACAACAAGCGATACTATCAAAGTCTTTACTAATCTTTCGCAGATCACACACAGCCTTAATAATAATCTTATTTCTAATCTTATGATTCAATACATGGCAAGTGTGGCTAGCACCTTGAATGATTCCGCCATCGGTATTACGAACTTCTTCGATTTGCATTTCGTTTAACGATTTCATAAATACGGACGGTACGATTCGAACGTACTAGAAGAGAGAAAGGATAATCCTTACAATAGATACTTGTCCCACCAAGTCGCATCCGTAACGAGAGAGTTTATTCATCATCCAGTTCGTTAGCGATAGAGTGATAATCAAACTCCCAAGAGTTTTTCATATCTTCAATATCGTTATCGTTATCATCCTCAAAAATGAGATCGCCATCGTACAACTCGTCGATGTTACTAGAATCATAATAGTCACGATCATCATAATATAGCATAAATCCTTCTCCTTTAACTACTATTCTACACCAACGATCAACGATTGTCAAGTGGGGCCTGTGGGACTTGAACCCACGACCAAAGGTTTAAAAGACCCTTGCTCTACCAACTGAGCTAAAGCCCCATGTCTGATGTAGTTTACACTAGTTTTATCGGCTTGTCAAGTGGCAAACCTATAGTTTTTCTCGCTGACTATCTTCCACAATCGCAAATCCGTAGGATTAGGTAATCCAGTGGGTGTTTTTGTTTGGGCAGAACACCAAAAACTGCTCAGAAACGCCAGCCTCCGTTTCAGCATTATACTCTATTGTTTGTGTTTGTCAAACGGAAGAAGTAGGATTCGAACCCACGGAAGTTTTTACGCTTCTTCTGATTAGTAATCAGATGCATTAGACCACTCTGCCATTCTTCCTAAACACACGGGGTAGGATTCGAACCTACATCTGACAAATTAACAGTTTGGGGCATTACCATTATGCTACCCGTGTTCATAGTTCCGGGGCTAGGATTCGAACCCAGACAAAGAGAACCAAAATCTCTAGTGCTACCGTTACACTACCCCGGAATAAGCCCACAGAGAGAATCGAACTCCCATCAGATGATTACAAATCAACTGTAATACCACTATACTATGCGGGCGACAGCCTATTATACTCAATAATCATTATCCTCGCAAGCCCTACGCTTTTGGGCCGAACGAGTACGCTGACGCTTGGGACGATTATCGAACACGGTAAACTTGTGTTCCTGATGCCCCTGACGCATCTCCCAAGGCATAACTTTCTTGACCTTGACCACGTTGCGGCGGGGACGATAATCTTCTTCGTTAAGGTGGATCATGGCTTTATCTTATCGTTAAAAAGTGATTTGTCAAGGGTTCTCACTTCATCCTCTCCAGCAACTTGCGAAGCGTGGCGGCGTGTCGGTTCGCAGTGTCCAAATACTGACCGCCTTCAATCTGGCCAAAGTAGGCCGCCGCCTCTCGCTCCGCGTCGGTGAGCGTAGGCTGTGGCTGCCGGTAGAGAGGTACGATGTCATCCACGCTGCATCCAATCTTCCCGCACATTTCGACCGCTTCTTCGTATCGCTTGTATATCGATGCGTAACTGATCGAATAATCCCAAGTAGGCGACCAGACAGCCCATGCCACCGGCTGAGAACCATCGGATGCAAGAGACTTATTTGTATTTTCGTTGCTGGGGAGCATATTCATACCACTTTCCATTTTCGTGTTGATAAAAAACTTTGTTTACGTTAGGATCATACGCCATTAAACAGTATTGTACCGGATAAACTACCTTTGTCAACTCTTTTTGTTGAGTCAACTCTGGGATTTTTATATTCCCAGTTTGATAATCTTTTACACCATTATAGGCCAACCCTAACAGAGCAATAAGCACACCAACCCATTGTATCATTGTTCCGTTCCTTGTCAAGACCCTCTTCTCATTCATAGAGTATTTATCGGCCAAAAGGCCCGATCAACTTTAGAAAATCCTAAACCCTTATCCCTAAACACTTTACAACAAATCGCCGCGGCCCGCCTTGATGCAAAGTCTTATGCACCAAGGACTTACGGCTATTCGTCATCCGCCCTAGAAAGTTCCCACCCTGCGGCCCTTACAATACTTTTTGTGGCGATTACATTAGTTTTAGGAGTAGCACTAATATAATCTCTATATCCCTGTTCATCCACATAAAAGTGCTCGTCGATAGTATCAAACTTATTTGTTAGCAACAAACCACAAATAGCCGCTTCTAGAGCATTAGGTTGAGACAGTATAACTTCTAGTGTTCCGCTCTTTACATAATACTTAGCCATGATTAACTCCCTAGACTAATACGAACATTGTGAACATTATAGCCGCCATCGTCCAGTTTTTCTACGTCAACACCATTATCATCCAGAATATCCCACAAGTCTGGCAGAGCCACCAGAGTATCATAGTTGTTACCAAAACTAACATCACTATTACAAACCATATCCATAACATCAACATAGTCTAGATGGTTATGGTCACAATAATCTTTCAATCGGATACATTCGTGAGTAAAACTTTCCATAATATCCTCAGTGTGATGGAAACAATACGTTTGCTAAACCCTTGACGCACAGATTACAGTCTACACTACCCTCAGTAGGTGTGCAAGTCACAACACCACGACCACGACGGATTTCGGGACAAGTGATAAACTTTGTATCATTCAGCACAACCAGTTTAGGCAGACTCTTACGCCACACTTCCGCTGCCGCCTTACGCTTAGGACGTTTCTTGGCAATCTTTTCGTCACTATCGCACCATGCGAACAGTTTGAAACCTTGTGCCAATGCCGCACCCATATCCTCATTATTATGAACACTGGCGTATACATTCATATACTTTTCCAGACTCACAAGCCTATCATCATAAATATGAGTATAAAACCACATATCGGGCAGGCTAGTACCATCGGCCAGAATACTCTCACAAGCCCACGTTACATTAGACAGATAATCAAGGTCAAGTTCGCCGTTGATAAACCAGTCGCCACGTTCGTGCCAGCGAATACTCTTTTCTTTACGGATGGCTTCCAGAATCATGGCTCTAATACGATTCTTCTCGGTGATAAGATTCATCATACCAGCGGGACGAACATTAGGATACATTTTCTCGGTTTGCTCAGCATAGCAACCGTCGCCCAAATAAACACAAGTAGGGGGACAAGTATCACCAACGGGCCGACTCACGACCAAACAACCCTTGCCCAACTTATCGTTACCGTTTGCAACTTTCATCATGTTTCTCCTATGCTAACGATTCTATACTACAGTATCGGCATTGTCAAGCAGATTCTGTAGAAAATCTTAAACCGTTACAGCACAAGAGTTTACGTCAAATCCGGCCGCCCCAGTTTGATGCAAAGTCTTATCCGATAAGGACTTAGCGAGAATGACGGGACTCGAACCCGCAACCTCTAGCGTGACAGGCTAGCGATCTAACCGATTGATCTACATTCCCAAATAGCCCCAAGAGGAATCGAACCTCTAACTAGACTTTAGAAGAGTCCTGTTATCTCCATTTAACTATGGGGCCGTGTTTGTATTATAGCATACTCATTCAACGCCGCAAGCCCCGCACGGCGTCCCGTGGGGGCTATTGCGGTTGATGGTGGAGCCACTTTACCATCGTTTATGTACTAGCAGCAGACCCCTTCCCAGCAACCACGCTGGTTATTAGTTGGTTAGACTCTACTAGGTCGGGTCAATCCCCGACATCATTACGCGGGAGTTACCCCGCCGCACTATGCCTAAAATCTATTTATACTGGCATAGTCCAGTTAGTCAAGATCAAGCCTCGACCGTTTCCTTCTTAGACTTCTTAGGATTCGCGGAGTCACCCGCAGCGTCCGCAGTCACACCAGTAACACGGGCACGCCACACCTTATAACCCTGCTCAGAAAAACTCTTGACTTCGCCAGCCTTGACGTTCGCGTGAACATCACCGGGCAGGCTATCATTCAGGGCAGCGGTCAGACTCTCCACAATCGCGTCACGATCCAGTTCCGTAGCAACAATATCAACATTGAAAGCAAACTTTTGCATAGTAATCATCTCCAAAAAGTGTAATCGAACCAAGTAAAGTAATCATACCAACCGTATCATCACTTGTCAAGGGCTAGGTCGAACTTTTTTGGTTGCGATCAACCAGCGTCTTGTCGTGTGATGCTATCAGTATACCCTAGTTATCGGCACTGTCAACCCCTTGTCATTAGTTTTTTTCACGATTGTTCCTAAGTCGTTATGCGATAAGAGTTTACGTCGAACCGCCGCGGCCGTCCTCGCCGCAAAGTCTTATGCAGCAAGGCTTTAGGCTCAGGAGAGAAAACCCTCACAACCATGCTCGACAAGATCACGCAGCAGATTCTCAGCCGTTTCGGGAGTCTTGAGAGTAACGCTATTCTTAGCACCAGCAGCAGCAGGAACAAACTTATCGTACTTCCAGCCACCAACCAGATAATCGCTCCAATCCTTGGCTTCCTTCAAGCCCCATCCGGTGTGAGTTCGGATAGCCCTGATACAGTAGATACGATTATCCAGAGTCATGCCACCAGTGATGGTAACGGTGCGATTCTGGTTCACGCCCAACGCAATCTCCACAGAGTTCACGATCTTATGATACAGTTCAGCATCATTGTTGTATGCCCAGTTGCTAGCAAGATACATAGCCTCACGAACAGTCAGTTGCAGATTAATCATACCTTAAAATCTCCTAAATACTTGGAATCTATTTCTCTAAGATCGTCGAACGAGCAGTGTCGTTCTTCTAAAATATAAACTTGTTTACCACTAGTAATGAGTGTAGCGTATTCGCTTTCATCCCATATGAACTCATTGCTATCGCTCTCACGACGCCAGTATGGATCACGAAGTGGATTATAAAACACACGCTCAAGATTGTCAATAGGCAACGTAGGATAAAAATCCTTGCGAAGCATAACTTCCTCACACTTTACCCATCCGCTCACATCATGCACACCAGCCTCAAATACTTGTTTGGCTTTATTTGGTCGATTGCGAAGTCTACAACCCCTCATTTCTAACTGATATTCATTAGGGTTATAATAATACACATCAACAGTTTTGCTTCCCTGCTTAACCCGAACTTGCCAGTGCATAAAATGATCCCCACCACCAAGATGGAATCGTACCTCACCGTACACTGGTTTCTGTTTCATGCTCATAGTATACCTTATCGGCATCCTGTTGTCAATACCTTAAAAAATGTACCTATACTGGTCTAACGTCCAGTAGCGTTTTAGACTTTCACCGCTTATAAGGTACACATATTCTCGCTGACTATCGCCAAGACCACCAAATCCGTAGGATTAGGAAAGACAAGCGTTGGGTTGAGCCATACTCGGCCGCCATTTAACCGTGGCTTCTTTGATATCATTCTGCCAACGGCCCACCCACTTGTCTGCCTAAGTATACCTCTATTATCGGGTGTTGTCAAGAGTTTTCTTTAAAAAATCCTAAGTGGTTGAGGCATAAGAGTTTACGTCAAGCCGTCGCCCGCAGCCTCGATGTAAAGTGTTATACTGCAAGGACTTACGTCAATCCATAGTCCACTGAACTATCGGCTTAGATGGCCCATAATACTTATACAGATATTCAAAATCCATATTATTATATCTCTCATAGTGCAGAATCAACTCACTAACTCTACACTGATACAAACAGGGTGGACTCATCTTGTTCCACTTGTAAGATCGGTAACCGTCCTTAGTAATACAGGTTACCCAATCTTTACCAAACTTGAGTATAGTCCCCCAAACATTCTTACCATTATAGGTAAAGTTCATGGTATTACCAATCCAATACGGCCAATAAGGATTATTTCCATTCATACTCAAACCTCACAAATGATTTTTTCACAACGAATATTAGTAGCAGTAGGGTGTTTAGATAAAACCTTACATTTAACTTCCATCTTGGTTGTATACTGTGAACCAAGTTTCATTTTCCAACGCTTACCATCCATATCAAAAGTTGTAGTCCAACCAGTATGGATATGTTCATGTCGTAAGTGGCCCCACATATCTCTACTCATCCGATAACCATTCCAACTCATCTTTCACTCTCTTTCTTCTACTTCTATTATCGACATTCTACCACGAGAACTTTATTTTGTCAAGACAGAAAAAAGATTTTCTCTAAGTGCTTATGCCACAACACTTTACGTCAAATCCGGCCGCCCCGGTTTGCTCTAAAGTCTTACGCTTCAATGCTTTAGATACCACCAGTAGCAATCGGCACAGAAACTCCAAAAAACCTCATGCTTATCTAAGATATAACACAGTTCATTACAGTTACCACAATGACAAACATTATCAAGAGTTTTCATAAACTAACTCCACATACTTATCCACTAGTTCAGAAGCACCAATCTCATGCAGTCCAATCAACTCTTTAGCCTTACTCACATGCTTAACACTAGTTGTCATCATACGAGAGCTAAAAAAGTTGATAATATAAATCATAGCCTGTTCCCTAGTCATAGTCTTAGGATCAGCACTAATCAAATCTTTAAAGTTTTTAGCCATGTGGATAATCCTTTGGGTAGTCAGTTTCTGGTCGTTTTGGTTTTGGCTGTCCCTCGTATGGCATCCACCAAGGAGCATCCATACGATCTACTATACCGGGGCTTTCTTCACAAATCAAGATATGTTCACTTACTGGATCATCCTTATGAATCTCATACCTTCCCTGCCACACCCCAATATACTCGCCAAAGTAATAAACCTTTTGGCCGTTGATAGGGCGACGAGGACCAAAAAAACTAATCCATTCCATTATTTATCCTACCCTACCCCTTCCAACAATCACACATTTCAGACTAATATCACTATCAGTATACTTCACACATTCATGAGGTCCATAATACCAAGCATCATTCTCTTTGAAGTTTAATACGATATCTTCGGTACTAAGTTGAATATCGTTATATCCACCCTCATACCCAAGAGTCAATACCCTCATATCGCCCGGATAACCCTTCAACTGCTCAATCAGTTCGTTAACGGTCATTCTTCGTCCTCCGATGGAAACATATTGCTCCAAGATTCATCGTCGTTTCCGGTCAACAGAATCTCACGCTCTTCCGCAGTTAAGTGAGGGAAACACTCTTGTACCGATCCGCCATTAGCCCAACGATTAGCCTCACTAAGATACGTCACGATAGAAAAACTCTTGCCACTATGGGTAGTGCCACTAAAAGTTACAGTGCCACCATCGTGACTCACCCAACGCTCAACACGATCACTCAAACCAAATCGCTGAAAGCCAATCATAGTTTTTCTCCTTGTGCTACTATTCTACACTAGTATTATCGGCTTGTCAATAGGCTTTTCTTTAGCAATCCTAAGTTGTTGGTGGGTAAGACTTTACGACGAATGTGGCCGCGGCAGTTTGCCCTAAACTCTTACAGCGTAAGCATTTAGAGCGAACCCCTTTTTTATTATACCAGCGAATCTTTTACGCCCCGATTCTATGAAAACCGCCCACGGAAATCCTTCCTAGGCATAGTTCATGACTCATGCCGTCTGGCTCTTGGAACGATTACTGGTTGTATTAGAGCGTGGCAGAGGAATCGCACCCCCGTAGATTAGTATCGGTTCCCAGTGCATAACCAGCACAGCCGTCCCCAATAGGTTATCTAATCTAGTCGCTAGACGCACGTTTGTATTGTGTCACCAATATAGGCTATGGTCTCATTTATGGAGGGTAGCACACCGAATGAATCGGATTTTCGTTGGTGACTAGGGGAGAAGAGTGGAATCGAACCACCTCATGGGCATTTGTTTGCCTACTCTGCTGTCGCAGTTCGGAACTTCCCACACGCTACCATTACGCTACATTCTCCATGTCTTACTCTCTCATTCTATCATCTATTATCGGCTTGTCAATACCCTGTTCTTTAGATTTTTTGTCGCCGTCGGATTTCATCAGAGCAATAGCAGATTTCATCAGCATAGTAGCCATAGTTTGGCTGGTCAGGCCACGCTTTCAAAACTTCCCTACAATCTTTAATCGTAAAAAGAAGTTCAGAATAAGTCATCTTCTTAACCTTTTTAGCGTAAGCCGCATGATCCATAAACTTAGTGGCAAACATCTTTTGTCTCCTGTGCTATGATTCTACACTCCTATTATCGGTCTGTCAAGAGAGTATTCTGTAGAAAAAAACTTTTTGATGCAAGTCTATAGAGGATAAGAGTTTACGTCAAAACCGGGCGGGCAGCTTTGTTGTAAAGTCTTACGCCACAGCAACTTGCGTCGATTGTTCTACTTTCTCCAAGAATCCCATATCCAACATACGATTTATCATCTCATTTTTATAAACCTTAAAATCCATAGAGGCATTATCAAAACTAATATCCTCATTAGGATGAACCACAAACTGTAGATGGCTAAAAGGGATTTCGGCCGTAATACTATCCCTTTCATTTTTCATAAACCGGCTAACAACATCATATTCTGCAACAGCAATAGAGAACGGGCGAGCAGTTTGAGTAATGATAATATAGTCAAATATCTTATAACTAATATCACACCCCTGATGAATATTAGATACTATTATTTTATTAGTCTTTTGAGCCCTTTTCTTGAAAACACCCGATTGGCTTTTCTGAGAAACTTTCCAATCAAAGAAAGTAAAATCATATCCGATTTCATCCACATACTGTAACCGTGGAAAAATACGAGAATATGCAGTGTCAATGATTTCAGCTTTCAGAAATCTGTCACACCTAGAGTTCAAGCTGTTACCTATTGTGTTGCTAAGACGCAACAAATCCAAACAACCCTTACGGTTATTGCTCAGATAATAGAATAATGTTGCAAGCATGGCACTATCCTACCACTATAAAGCTTTTTTGTCAACGGGTTCTCGCTGACTATGCCCACGCCGCCCAAATCCGCAGGATTACCTGATACAAGCCAATGACCCCACAGGGAATCGAACCCTGATTCTCGGAGCGAAAATCCGATTTCCTAACCGTTAGAAGATGGGGCCAAGATATTTAGCAGACTACCTTCTCAATCCTTAGATCACTACCATACTTATCTTTAGCCTTTCTCCAAGCATCATACTGGCTAAACGATACAACATAGCCAACAAATCGACCATGCTGAAACACTCTCCAAGACATTCCCGCTAGGCATTGGTGATTCGTCATAAACTTTCTCCTTAGTCGCATTATACACATTATCGGCCCTTTGTCAATATGCTCTAGAGTTTTTCTCTAAAACCATACAGCATAAGACTTTACGTCAAGTCCGGGCGGAGTGCCTCGCCCTAAACTCTTGGCTTGCAAGAACTTAGAGCGAGGTCACTTCACCACCACGAGAAAATCAGAAGAGAAGGCTTGCCAAACCAGCCTTGAATACTGCACCAGCCAACAGCGGCCTACGGCAGTTCACGGTACGTTCAGCATAGAAGTTGCGAATCTTACCATCAGCAGTCTGGCACGTTACCAGATGATTGCTACGCTGAAAGTTGCTATCATTGCGACGATATGCACTGCGAGCATTCAGCCTGCGAATAGCATTATCGTCCAACACATGCACACTCAGTACCTTTGCCAGATAACGCTCAGGGTCACCAGCATTAGGCTGGAGATATTCAAAGTTATAGAACTCTCCGGCCTTTGCCGTTGACAGCGACCCATGAGCACCACCATAGATACCATAAGCAGCAAACATAGCAAGGCAGCAAACAACAACCGTAGCAATCGAACCAAAAAGAAGAACATCGTTCATAAAAATCCCTTTCGTGTAGTGAAGACCAACCAAACCAGATAGCCCCAGTATACATCTATTATCGGCATTGTCAAGGGGTAACCTTGAAAAAATCTTTTTGCCGCAAGTCCTTATGCCACAACAGTTTGCGAAAAACGCGGGCGGCCACCCATGCTGCAAAGTCTTATGCAGCAAGGGTTTATGGCTCATTCAAAATCAACGAAGATAATCTGGTTATATCCTCGCGGCTTCACGGTATAACCATCACCATAGTCGTAAGTATCAGCCTTTACCGCAGTCATATTCGCCAGAGACTTGGCCTGTCGAATAACACTACGCTGAGACTCAGCATTACGGGGCTGAAACTCGTACCGTTTCACCCAACCGTAGTTAGCCTCACCACCGAACGTATCAGTAACCGTCACAATACACTTCGTCATTTTCACTTTCTCCTTTGGTTTCATCTTATCACACAATCAAGCATTGTCAAGCATACGGATTCAAGATATCAGCAGCCCCTAGAATAATCTTATCCTTAATAGTCATCTTACTTCCTTAATGGAAAAACAAGATCACAAACAAACCAAGCACAACCAAGGCCAATAACAAATCCCACACCGAAACTATTCCAGTCTAGATATATATCGGCCATCCGTAGCCCTTTCCTTTAGATAAACTCCAGAACAAAACCAACCATATCCTGAAAAAGAAGCAAAATCTGCACAGTATAGTAGTGAACAACCCCATCATCAATCATATACCATCTCCAAAATCCAAGAAATAAAACACCCTAGAGCAATAATCCCGACCATTCCCACAAACCACAACAGGATTTCACCCATATCTGCACCATTCTACCTTTCCAAGTGTTTTCTGTCAAGTTCCGACTATCCTGCTGACTACAGCACCGTCAGCAACCCGATTACATCGGGTGAGACAGGTGAATGGTCAATCCCTCGCACTGTTCCAGATAGCACGACCTATACTTACCCTCTTCGATCTTCACGATCATCAAATGACCCTTGGGCTTGTCGTACACTCGACGAACCTCACCCACAAAGTCCTTACCATGATACTTGAAACTCACGTTATCATGACGCACAGGAACCAGCACAGCATCTCTCATATCTACTCCTCGTTGTTGAATACCATCAAGTCTACATCTATTATCGGCATTTGTCAAGTGGCAGCATTAAAAAAAGTTTTTGTGCTAAGTCGTTTGTTGATAAGAGTTTAGGAAAAACGCGGCCGACCGGCCTCGATGTAAAGTCTTATACATCAAGGCTTTAAGGTCAGACGGGGCAAACCACCCAATCAGGGGTCACGATCATCCGATCCTCAAACGGAGTACCATCACTGAGAAACCATTCGTAGTTCTTCTGGTACACTCGCACTGGGCTATACTGATTGATACGCTTTTTGGTGGTGCTTGTATGATAGCCGCCACTATTCAGTGTCACGCTATCATCAGGATGAATCGTTACCACCTTAGTACCATGCAACTCGATTGCCACACTTCCATCGAGCAGAATGTAAGCATAGGTATTGTTTCCAACCTTACGCTGGCCACGATTCCGCTTGCCCAAAACCATCTTTGTTGCTTCTGCGTGAGTCATGTTCTTTTCCTTCTGGGTGATGTTCTAAGTATACTCTACTTATCGGCTTTGTCAACCGCGATTCTTGAAATATTCGCGGATTCTTTTTTCGTCTCGTCGATTCTCAAAACAGGTGACGATTTCGATATACATCATATAACCTAAAATCGCTAAAAATACCAGTCCAAACATTTGTTTTCCTTTTCCTTTATATCGACATTTTACAGTACAAACTTTGAAAGTCAAATCTCTTCGAAGGAAATCTTGGTATTTTCCCTCAAATAGACCATGGCAGGATCGGTGTTTGTTTCGTCAAGCAGATTTTTTAGCATCTGGTTCGTCGTGGCAAGTCGCTGCAACGCGTCGGGCCAATCATAACCACCCACCGTATAGGTGGTCGGCTCGTCATTCAAAACTAGTCGGTAAAGTTTCATTTTTCGATCCCTTTCTTTTTCACTATTGTACAATCTATTATCGGCCTGTCAATAGGTTTTTCTTTAAAAAATCTTTTTTTGCTGTAAGTCCTTAGCAGATAAGAGTTTACGTCGAACCCGTGCGGCCCGCCTCGCCGCAAAGTGTTATGCGGCAAGGCTTTAGGGCTAGTAATCGTCTCCCCAATCGCCATACTCGTCCTCCGGATAATACCCGTAGTCCTCGTCGGTTCCCCAACCGCACGAAGTCATGGCACTGTCGTGATCACCATCCATGCTGTCATCATAATGGTCAGCATCATCCCACTGGTCGATCAGTTCATCAGCGTCCAGATCATCACCGTAGAAATCGTCATGGTCATCATAGTTAGGATTCATCTCATCATCCTCATAAGAGTTATCGGGATCGAACAAAGGATCAGGGTGACTCATCTTTTTACTCTTTTGCAATGGTACAGAAACAAAGCCCAACATAGGCCACAACGAACAGTATAGCGTTTAGCATTTTGGTTTACAACCCCCTCCAAAAGTTATCTTCTTCTGGGGCAGTCGGAATCAAATCGTCCACAACCCCAATCACTTCTGCCCAATCCCAGTAGTTCACTTCCAAACTAGGATCGTCAATCGGCTCGACCATAGGCTCGATGATACCCTGCTCGGCAAGGCCAGCCAGAACACCATTCTCTTCGTCGAAGTCGTTCAGCATCTTATGCTCTCCGTTGGTGGTGGTGATCATCATGCCATGATTATACAGATGATATCGGCCAATGCAAGGGGGTATCGTGAATATTTTTCCTTACAATACCGTAAGGTTCGCAACTCGTTGATAGATAAGAGTTTACGTCAAACGGTGGCGGCCGCGTTCGTCGTAAAGTCTTACGCCGTAACGCTTTGCGATTAGTGTACGGATGTCACCCCTCCGCGAAGGGGGAGACTTCCTCTCCACAGGCCAGAATCGCCGCATACTGTTGTGCCAGTGCTTCCTTACGTTCGGCCGAACCGGGCTTGCCCACCTTTAGAATCATAAGATCCTCACCCCCATTATAGCGGGGGTCAGTCTTTTCTGCCTTTACGCTACCAGCACGACGCAACGCCTTGCGATTGAACTTGTGAACCTTTTCACTGTGGATCGGGCCATATTCACCATCGGCAAGCGATGGTTGATGACGAGTAGCAAGGCCGAGAAAGCACATGCGAACCTGACGCTTGGCATCTTCGATGATTTTGAACTTGGTAGCCATTTTCTTTTTCCTCTTGGTGATGAATGTATTTTATCAGATTTTTTTCGTCCGTCAACCCCTCTAGTGGGGGTCATGAGACGCCCATCCACGATGCCTTTTCCATACAGAAGTTATAGAACATATCATTCAGTATTTCAACGTAGTTGCTCTCGGTGATCCTTCTACGATCCATCGTTTCCTCACATTCGGCATACAGTTGGCCGTCCGTTGTGAGAAGCAGAATCACATGGTACGTTTCGCTTCCCCAAATCTGACACAAGGCACGTTTGATGTTATCGGAGATCATTTCGGGTTCCTCTTTCTTTCTGTACCTATTATACGCTATCATCAACAAACGAGTCAAGCAGAATCTTTTATTTTCCCTTAAAAGATCGTAAGGTTCGCAAGGTGTTGTGGCGTAAGAGTTTACGAAAAACGCGGGCGGCCCGCCTCTCCGTAAAGTCTTATACGGCAAGGCTTTAGGTCAAGTGGCGTGAATGAAAACCTTTTGAGTCTTAATACCCTCAGTCACAGTAATGATCCAGTTACGGCCACTACCATCCTCACGCATGATACCGTTAATGATTCCGATATATCCCTTACCCTTAGTATCTCGGAATCCAGCATACTTACCAGAAGCCATCGCAAGAAAAAGACTTTTCAGATCGTTCATTTGATTTCCCTTGGTGATGAATGTATTCTACAGAAACTTTTTTCTTTGTCAAGCAAAAAGATTTTCAGAAGTTTGGCTCATCATGTCAACATACAGGCTACGATAGCCAATACCATCATTTCGCGTATCATCCTTGATCATGATCGTGATCATTTCACGATTCTTTATCGTCTTGCTTTCCACAATAAATCCCGTATACCGCTTGCCATTATAGGTTGTCGTGATTTCGGTGTTGATCGTCATCTTCTTATCCTCGTGGGTTACTTCTTATATCGACATTATACAGAGTATTCTTTAGGTTGCAAGACAAAAGTTTCCTTACAATACCGCAAGGTTCGCTAAGTCGTTTGCCGATAAGAGTTTACGAAAATCGCCGCCGCCGTGCCTCGTCGCAAAGTCTTATGCGATAAGGCTTTAGGTCAATCGTCTAGATAAGCCCGAATAGCACCGGATACTTCGTGAGCAGCATACGATGCAAACGCAGCAACCGAAAGATATCCAACAAGCAGCGTATAATCGGCAAAAGTCAGCATCATCTTTTTCTCTCTTTCTTGTGTTGCTATTCTATCATCATTCGCAAACGTTGTCAATCGCAAACTCTTCCACAACGTAACCCATTTCGTCGATTCGGATGAATCCGCCATCCTCACCGATTTCGATTTCGTTTCCGTTGCTACGAGCAAGATCCAGAAGATCCATTCCAAACGCTGCAACGTTCACCAGCGTAGCAGAATCGGCACTGCTCAGGAAACCAACCAACTCGCTCATCGTGTTGAAGATCATCATGTTTCTCATATCGACATTATACCAAACCTATCTTGAGTGTCAACAAAAAAGTTTCCTTAAAATATCGTAAGGTTCCTAAGTTGTTGATAGATAAGAGTTTGCGTCAAGCCGCTGCGGCCCGCCTCGCCGTAAAGTCTTATGTAGCAAGGATTTACGTCGAGTGCATAACCCTAGTGGGGGGTTAGCCCACCTTGAACATGAAAACCCTAGAAGCCCCGCATGACGATACCCCCCAACCGGGGCAATCATACAGCCAATCGGGCAGCCCCTTACAATGGGGAGGATGATAGCCGTCAACGTGTAGCGTACCATTATCGTGCTCCAACCGCTGCACGATCAGGCCATGAGATTCTAGTTTGCAAATCATTTCAGAAACGGACATTTTTTGTTCCTTTGGTTGCATATCATATCCAAGATTATATTTTTCTCGCAAGTATCTTACCTTATCCTTAGTAGCATTTGCGTCCATTCCAATCCGATTCAATCTTGCAAAACTATTCATTTTCTTTCCTTGTGAGAGTATTCTATAGAATCTTTTTCGTTCCCTTACTGGGGAGATTAGATTCCCTCTCCATCGTCAAGACCGGGAATGTAATCGATGTCAGCATGAGAAACATAGTCGGCGTTGAGCCGACCAACGTTGCCTTCCTCGTCGCGTACAGTAAGGGTATTATCGTCGTTCACCGACTCGACTCGATAAACCGGATAGTTCTCACAATCAATCCCATATTCTTCATCACTCTCAACCCAATCGCCAACTGAAAAACTGCTGATCATTTTCTTTTCCTTTTCTCTTCTGTCTTACTTCTTATATCGACATTATACAGACATATCTTTAGGTTGCAAGCGAAATCTTTTATTTTTTTTATTTTTTTTAGAGAATATATTATTCTTTATTTTTTGGCATAGCATTTGCTAGGGTCATTTAACGTAAGTCCTTATCCCATAAGAGTTTATGACAACTTTTGCGGCCATAACTCGTCGTAAAGTCTTACGCCACAACACTTTACAGCAAGAGGGGGGGTTTTTTCGTTTTTCAACAAGGGCTGGGCAAAACCCCAAAACTTCGCCGGTGGTCCAAAAACAATAAGGACCATCATAACAAATTGGCCAGTTTATTAGCCATTTTTCCCGATTATAATCTTCTACAAATAATTTTTATACTGATACAAGCATCAATAATGAGCCCAGGAGCATCGATTCTAAAAAAATGGCCGGGTAATCATATCAATTGGCCAGTTTCCACCAACTAACAGTCAACCCTGCACCATTTTTTATTTATCTACAGATTACTTGCTATATATTAGCCGAATTCCCCCTAGTATCTATAAACATTATATCCATAGAAATAAGGAGCAGTCGGAACAGGACTATAAAGTGGATAAGCTGGATAAATTACTGTCTGAACAGGTACTACCTGAGTATTTACTACTGGCTGATAAACTACTGTTGGAACATAGGTAACAACATTCTGTTGAACATAAGACCATGATACAACTGGCTGAAGCTGCTGAACAGGAGCATAAACTGGCTGAGTATGAATATTTCTTGCTCTTGTCCATTCACAAGCATTACTACTATTTCCAATACAACAAAACAAACCACAAACTAATAGCATAAAAATTTTCATTATTAATCTCCTAAAGGTATTTTTGACTTCATGTCACCTTATTATAACGGCCAACCCCGATAAAAACAACAACGGCCACAACTAATTTCTTAGCTATGGCCGCCGCTATAATCAATTCTTAATTAAATAGTTTAAGACAGTACACTCTGCTGAACCTGAATATTTGATGATGCTGTAGTAGCAACAATAGCAGGCTTGGTCTTTCGTGGACGTCCTCTGCTCTTCCTTAATGATAGTTTCCTTCGTTGTCTACGAACCATTGCTGTACTAATATTTTGTCCAGTAATTTTACTTAATGATGCTGCTAAACTCTCATCACACAACACATTATGATTATTTTGAATATAGTCCAATTCTGAGGGTGCCCACTTTTTATAATTAGCCATAAAATACTCCTATACTTATTAATTGTTGACAATCATCCGTCAAAACATATTATAATAACAGTTGACAAGTTTAGCGCAAGGATAAACCAATGACATTCTCAAATTTAAATTCGCCCAATTTTCCAACCATTACCGATAGCGTACTATCTGTAAAAGCTTCTGGATCACTAAATGATGAAGTTATTAATGATTTATTATTAGATAACGGAAAGAGCATAGCAGAATTACTAAATGACCAAAAAACCACAGAACAAAGATAAACTGCCCAATGGCGTAGAAACTGAAGAATTTTTATTAGTTTTAGATAATATTACCAAAAGACTAGCTCATAAATTCAGATTCGCCTATCATAGCGTAGAAGATATGAAGCAACAAGCTGCTATATTTGCTTTGGAAGGATTAAAAAATTATGATAAAAAAAGACCCCTAGAAAACTTTCTTTGGACCCACGTTAGAAATAGACTATTTAATTACAAACGTAATAACTACCAAAGGCCCGACAAACCCTGTTTAACTTGTCCTTTCTTCGACAAGGGTTGCAAAGTTAGCATTAATCAGTGTGAACAATATAAAAATAAAAATGATTGTGAACTATATGCAGCATGGGCAAAAAGAAATGAGGCCAAAAAGAATATTATTCAACCCGGTTATATTGAGAATAACACCTCATTAGGCCCGTCTCTTCCTGCACCACTATTAGAAAATCAAGAATTAATTAAATTTCTAGACTCTAATATCCAAAGCGAATATAGAGAAAGTTATTTAAAACTAAAACACGGAACCAAAATTAATAAGACCGAACTTAAAAAACTCAAAGCTCATATTCAAAAAATAATGGAGGACAACAATTGGAAAATAGAAGCATTCCAAGAAAACGAGGACAACTAAGTTTAGAAGAAGAAAAATATATTCGTGATAACTATAGTTCATTACCATTACAGCAAATTGCTGATCAATTAAATAGAAACTTAGCTCCAGTAGAAAGATATGTTAATGAGAATCAGTTATCTGTTGTTCATAATACTCAGGACGATCAGGTACTAAAACAAAAATTACATAGTAAAACTTTCTGGAGAGAAATTCAGCGCCAATTTGACAAAGATGGCGGCGAATTAGAATACTTTGAAAGTACCTGGGTTAATTTAGTCAAACAATTTCGTGAAGATGTTTTGCCAGCCGAAGAACTTCAGATTAAACAGTTTATAACTATTGATATTCTGATTAACCGAAGTATGAAAGAACGAAAACGTCATATTTCGGAAACTGAAAAACTACAAAAGCAAGTGGATAAAGAATATGAAAAAAGCGAAGAACAAAGAGACATACCTAAATTGGCTAATTTAGAAACTCAATTAAGTTTTGCTCGCAATAGCATTGCTAATTATACTAATGAGTATACTAAACTTTTAAATGAACAACAAAAGATTAGTAAGGATCTCAAGGCTACTCGTGAACAGCGTATCAAAAGAATAGAAGACGGTAAAAGTAGTTGGACAGGATTAATACGCATGCTAGAAGACGAAGAAACACGAGAAAAAGAAGGACGACAAATGGAGATTATACACTTAGCTAGCGAAAAATATAAACAGCAATTGGCTAGCTATCATTCTTTCCAGGACAATACTATAGACAAACCTCTCTTAACACCAGACACTGTGGAGTAAATAATGAAAACAGCAATTATTACGGGAATAACAGGACAAGATGGAAGTTATCTAGCGGAAAATTTATTAAGTAAAGACTATAAGGTTATTGGACTTTATAGAAGATCAAGTACTAATACTTTTAACAGAATAAAACATATAAATAATTCTAATTTTATTTTACAAGAATACGATATTACTGATCCTAGCGGATGTGTTTCTTTAATATCATCAGCACAGCCAGATGAATTTTATAATTTAGCTGCTCAAAGTCATGTTGGAACAAGTTTTAAACAACCAACAGCAACATTTGAAATCAATGCGGTTGGCGTTATTAATGTGTTAGAAGCTATCAGACTATTTTCAAAACATACTAAGTTTTATCAGGCAAGTACTAGCGAAATGTTTGGGCGAAATTACTCGGTTGATAGTTCTGGCAATAAATATCAAAATGAAGAAACACCCTTATTGCCACAAAGTCCATATGCGGTGGCGAAACTTGCTAGTCACCGAATGGTTCAAATATATCGTGAAGCCTATAATCTTTATGCTACTAGCGGAATACTATTCAATCACGAAAGTCCACGACGCGGCGAAAACTTTGTAACGCGCAAGATTACCAGATATATTGGTCGTTTGGTTAATAATAAATTAGAACCTGATGAGAAGCTAAGATTAGGAAATATAAAAGCAGTAAGAGACTGGGGACATGCTAAAGATTATGTTGAAGCTATGAGATTAATGTTAGCTCAAGATAAAGCTGATGATTTTGTTATAAGCACAGGACAATGCTATAGTGTTGAGCAGTTTTTACAAATAGCTTTTGATTTAATAAATAAAGATTGGAATAATTATGTTGTTATAGATCCTGAGTTTTATAGACCAGCCGAAGTAGATTACCTAAGAGGAAACTCCAACAAAGCTAAAAAACTACTAGATTGGGAGCCTCAGATACCATTTGAACATTTAGTTAAAGATATGGTAACTCAAGATATTGAGACAACAAAGAATGATTAGGAATTTTGATGATCCTGAGTATAAAAAATGGAGAAAAAAAATTTATGCAAGAGATAGCCACACATGTCAATGGCCAGGATGTTCTAGTAAGAAAAAATTAAATGCTCATCATATTCGTCGTTGGGCTGATTTTCCAGGACTACGGTTCGCTGTTGATAACGGAATAACATTATGTAAAGATCATCATAAAGGAATTACTGGTGTAGAAAGTTATTATGAGGCTGTTTTTTATAACATAGTAAAACAGAAAAACAATGATAAACAATAATACGTATAATAATTTTACTATCATAATAGATACGCGAGAACAACAACCGTGGACTTTCCATAGTTATACAATAGCAAATAAGAAACTTGATACTGGAGATTATAGCATCGAAGGACTGGAAAACATTCTGACCATCGAAAGAAAAAAGAGCGCTAGTGAATTTGCTACAAACATAGTGGAAAGTCGATTCAAAGATGTTATTATGCGCTTGAGTCAATTTAAATATTCATTTTTATTACTAGAATTTAATTTAGAAGACTTATTAATCTATCCTACAGGAAGTACTGTTCCAAAGAAAATGTGGGACAAAGTTAAAATTACCCCGGCTTTTTTGGTTAAAAATATACTAGAGTTACAATTAAATCATAATATTAAAGTAATATTCTGTGGCAATGCAACCAGTGCTGAAAAAATAGCTGAATTTATATTAAAAAAAATACATTATATCGAAATGGTAAAGAAAACAGATGTCCAATAATACTGATATAATCTTTGATGATGCATGGCTGGGTCTTGGTGATCTATCAGCCCTAAATCTGCCTAACAATGTAATGATACACAGGTCTGAGAAAGACATAGAGTTTCCAGATCTTCATTTAATGCGCATTTTAAAAAATCCTAAATATATTGGTAGTATGGTTAAACTATTATTTAATATAGAGTTACATCCTATGCAAGTTGTAATTTTACAAGAATTTTGGATACGACCATTCCCAATGTATATTGCTAGCCGTGGTTGGGGAAAATCATTCTTATTAGCTTTGTATTGTGTTATAAAATGTACGTTTTGTCCTGGTACTAAAATAGTGGTTGTTGGTGCGGCATTTCGTCAGAGTAAAATCATCTTTGAATATATGGAAACAATATGGAGAAATAGTCCTATTTTAAGAAGTATTTTTAATGGCAATGACGATGGACCAAGAAGAGACGTTGACCGATGTACTATCCGATTAGGAGATAGTTGGACAATAGCCATTCCAATGGGCGACGGAAGTAAAATTAGAGGATTAAGAGCACATATTATTATTGCTGACGAATTTGCATCCATAAGTCCAGATATTTATGAAACCGTAGTTTCTGGATTCGCTGCCGTTAGTGCTAGTCCCATTCAAAATGTTAAAGAACAAGCCAAAAAGAAAGCCATGATAGATGCTGGCTTATGGAATGAAGAATTAGAGATTCTTAATACCAAGATGGGAAATCAAGCAATAATTTCAGGAACAGCAGATTATGATTTTAAACACTTTGCTAGTTATTGGAAAAGATATAAAACAATTATAGAAAGCAAAGGAGATAAATCTAAATTAGAAGATATATTTAAAGGAGAAGTTCCTGAGAATTTTAATTGGAGAGACTATAGTATCATACGCATTCCTTATGAATTAATACCAAAAGGATTCATGGACGATAAACAAGTTAGTAGGGCTAAAGCAACTATCCATAATGGAATATATAATATGGAATATGCTGCTTGTTTTGTTAAAGACAGCGAAGGTTTCTTCAGACGTAGTCTAATAGAAGGTTGTGTTGTATCTAATAAAGAAATTATTATTGATGGTAAAAGAATTCTTTTTGATGCAGTAGCTAAAGGAGATGCAGATAAGCAATATATCTATGGAATAGATCCAGCTAGCGAACAAGATAACTTTAGTATAGTTGTATTAGAAGTTAATTCTACACATTCTAAAATCGTATATTGCTGGACTACTAATAGAGCTAATTTTAAAGAACGTCAAAAAACAGGGTTAATTACGGAACATGATTTCTATGGATTCTGTGCTCGTAAAATTAGAAATTTGATGAAAACTTTTAAGCCCTTAAGGATAGGAATGGATGCTCAGGGAGGTGGTGTGGCTATTGAAGAATCATTGCACGACCCAAATAAATTAGAAGACGGGGAATTATTAATTTGGCCAATCATAAATGATGACAAAGCCAAGGACACAGATGATCAATCAGGACTGCACATATTAGAGCTTGTACAATTTGCTAAAGCAGACTGGACTAGCCAAGCTAATCATGGACTTAGAAAAGATTTAGAGGACAAAACTCTATTATTCCCATCGTTCGATAATTTAACTTTAGGATTGGCTATAGAAAAAGAAGGCCAAAATATACTAGAAGCAGATCTTAATCCATTATATGATAATGTAAGCGAATGTATTTTAGAAATTGAAGAACTAAAAAACGAATTGACAACAATAGTTATGACACAAACAAGTAATGGACCAAACGCCAGAGACAGATGGGATACTCCAGAGACTAAATTGGGACATGGTAAAAAAGGAAGACTTAGAAAAGATAGATATAGCTCTTTAATAATAGCTAATATGTTAGCTAGACAATTAACAAAAGTATTAAAACCAGTTGATTATGATATTATAGGAGCTAATGCAAAAGACTCAACAAAAAATAATGGAAGTATGTACAAAGGACCAGAATGGTTCGTAAATGGAGGAGCAAATGATGACGCATATACAGGAATTTATAGATAAAGTGTATTATTAAACTAGTAATCTCTTTACAATACTATTACATTAGAATTAAATAATTATGGCTAATAAAAAAAGATCAAAAGAGGAAGTTCTAGGAACAGTATCTTCTGTACCAACAGAGGCTTATATAACATGGGGTGATGATTTATCCAGCAAACAAGAAGCATTAAAAATAGCAGGAGCATCATTAGACGAATTTGCTCTAGTAGAAAGAGCAACTGCCGCTGGCGGAAGAAGATATAGTTTAGATTTTTCTAGTTTAGATGGATTAACCGGGAGTCGCCCAGGATTAACCAAAGACGATTACTACACTTTTAGACCACAAGAAGCCCCTCCTAATGAGATAAAAATGATTCTGCAAAGAGCGGAACGAATTTATCAGAGAGTTGGTTTAGTAAAAAATGTGATTGATCTTATGGGTGATTTCGCAAGCCAAGGAATACGACTAGTACATAGAAATAAAAGAATTGAAAGATTTTATCGCAGATGGTTTAAAAAAATAAACGGAAAAGATAGAAGTGAAAGATTTCTTAATAATCTTTATAAAAGTGGAAATGTTGTTATAGATAGAAGAACTGCTAAATTAAGTATAAAAGCTTCAGATAAGCTATATAAAGCTCTTGGAACCGCAGACATACAACTTAATGATATACCAGAATTAAGTGTTGAAAAACGAGAGGTTCCTTGGAAATATACATTTATTGATCCTGTTTGTATAGAAGTTTCCGCTGGCGCATTGTCTTCATTCCTTACTGAAAAAACTTATGAGTTACAATTACCAGCATCCTTGAGGAAATTGATAAATAATCCTAAAACAGAAAACGAAAAAAGAGTTATAGACGGTTTACCAGAGCAAATAATAGAAGCTGCTAAAAACAAGAAACCATATCCGCTTGATCCTGATAAGACTCTAGTATTTCATTATAAAAAAGACGATTGGCAAGCATGGGCATATCCTATGATATATGCTATTATGGACGATATTACAGTTGTTGAAAAATTAAAATTAGCAGATATGGCGGCCCTCGACGGTGCAATAAGTAATATTAGAATTTTCAAATTGGGTAGTTTAGAACATAAGATCGCCCCAACCAAGGCAGCCACTAGCAAATTAGCACAAATCTTAGGAAATAATGTAGGCGGAGGAACAATGGATTTAATCTGGGGGCCAGATATAGAGTTAATGGAAAGTAATACGAATGTTCATAATTTTCTAGGAGAAGGTAAATATATCCCACATTTGAATGCAATATATGCTGGTTTGGGAATACCTCCAACTCTTACAGGAACATTTGGAGCCGCAGGGACTACAAATAATTTTATTAGTTTAAAAACACTAACCCAAAGATTACAATACGGTAGAGATCGACTTGTAGAGTTTTTAGAAGAAGAAATAGCAATTGTACAAAAAGCTATGGGCTTCAAGTTTCCTGCAAAAATTGAGTTTGATCGAATGGATCTTAGTAATGAAGATACTGAGAAAGCACTATTGGTACAGTTAGCTGATAGAAATCTTATCAGTGATGAATTATTACAAACAAGATTTGGTATTGATCCTGATATGGAAAAAACTAGGCTTAATAGAGAAAGTAGAGAAAGAGATAGCGATAGAATGGTTCAAAAATCTGGTCCATGGTTTGATCCTCAGTTTGAAAATTCGTTAAAAAAGATTGCTTTACAAACAGGGGTTGTTTCTCCAAGTCAAGTAGGATTAGAATTAGATAAGAAAAAAGGAGGAGAAAAATCAGCTCTTGAAATGAAAACTCCTCCGGTTCCATTCGGAGGAGGAAATACTGCTCCAAAGACCTCTTCTTTACCAAAACAACCAGGAGAAGGTCGCCCAAAATTATCTAAAGACAGCGAAAAAAGACAAACCAAAAAATTCTCTCCTCAAACAGGAGCTAAATTAATATTATGGTCATCAGGAGCACAAGAAAAAATTAGTGAAGTAATTAATCCTATAATACTAGAGTTCTTTCAAAAGAAAAATTTAAGAAGTTTAAGTAACACAGAGTCTCAAAAATTAGAAGATATTAAAACTAGTATATTACTAAATATTACTCCGTTTTCTTCTATAGCAGACGAGTCCATTATAAATAATTTAAATTCTTCATCAAATAATAATACTATATTAAATCAATATTATATATGGCTAAAAGCTTTGCAGTCTGATATTGGTCGAGAATTATCTGTTGACGAAACTAAGCAGGCTAAAGCATCTTTTTATTCTATGGTGTATACTGAAATAGATAACTAACCAAAATAAAGGTTAAATAATATGAAAATATATGATCAAGAAAAAAATGATGGATTAGAAGAAATTCTAAAAAGTTCAGCATCAATATCATATGCTTGTGTTGTTGAGCCATATGTCGGCAATAAAAAAGACTCAAAATACTTAAAAAGCATAGCTTCTTTTGATGACGAAGATCTATATTATGTTCAATCTATTTTAGTATCATCTTCATGGAACAAAAATGATGATATCTTTGATAAAGTAGAAGTATGGAATGCTAAAAATACTCCTGAACACAAACCAACAAATTTAGAACACGATGAACATAGTATTATCGGCCATATTGTTTCGAATTGGCCAATCACAGAAGACGGAATATTAATAGATGAAAATACTCCTGTAGAAAATCTTCCAGAAAAATATCATATTTTAACAGGATCAGTTATTTATAAAGGTTTTAGTGGTGAAGATCTGAGAGAACGATCTTTAAAACTAATATCAGAAATAGAAGACGGCACAAAATATGTTAGTATGGAATGTTTTTTTAAAGGATTCGATTATGGATTATTAAATAAGAATACCGGAGAATATAAAATATTAGGACGTAATTCTGAAACAGCATATTTAACAAAATTTTTACGATCCTATGGTGGAATCGGTGAACATCAAGACTATAAAATTGGTAGAGTTTTAAGAAATATAACATTTAGTGGCAAAGGATTTGTAAATAAACCAGCCAATGAAGATAGTATTATATTTTCTAAAAATCTAATATCTCCAAATAATAATCTTGCCATAAATGATAATAATAAAGAAAAAAATCAAGAAATTGTCAATTCAGGTGTATTAAATATTCAATCCAATATACAATCGGAGACTTTAATTATGAGTTCAGCTAATACAGAAATTAATACGGAAAATAAAGAAGTGCCAGTGGTTGCAGAAGTTGCAGCAGAACAAGTTGAACAAACAGAAGTTGTTCAAGTTGCAGAAGTTAATGCTGCAGAATTAACATCAAAAATTGAAGAGTTAACTGTTGCCAATGAAACACTAAAAGCTGAAATTGAACAAATCAAATCAGAAGCAGCTAAAAAGACCGAAGAACAAATGAAAAAAGAAGAAGAGATGATGAAGAAAGCCAAGAGTGAATTAGAAGCTGCTCTTACCACTATCGCAGAATATGTTGCTAAAGAAGAAGCTATGATGAAGAAAGAAAAAAAGATGAAGAGAATGGCTACTTTAATTGAGGCTGGTATTGATAATGAATCAGCCGAGGCAACAGTTGACAAATTCGAAAGTTTGGATGATGAGGCTTTTCAAGCTATGACTTCTCTTTTTGCTGGAAAAATGCCACCTTGGTTAGAAAAGATTAAAAAGCAAGATGAAGAACAAGATAAAGAAGACAAAAAAGAAGATAAGGCTATGATGATGCGTAAAACAGCATCAGAACAAACTTCAGTTGAAGCAGATCCATCGGTCCTAGAAACAGCCGAAGTTGAAGCTAGTGTAAATTTGGGGGTTGGTAGCGACGATGTAGTATCTGCACTAGAAACAACTAGAGCAGCTTTGATCGAATTTGTAAGTAGTAAACTAGGTAAAAAAAACAATAAGTAATCACCAATTAATACGGAGAAATTACAATGGCTCTAAAACCAGATCGTATCGAACTTTTAACTGACGTCTCATTCTTCATGACATCAACAGCAGAGAGAGGTGGTGTTGTTAGTGTTGTAACAGCTACCAGCGGTGTTGGCGTCTCGATGGATGATGGCAATGCTGTAGTAGAATATGGCGCTTCTGTTTCCGGTAAGCCGGTAGGCGTTCTATTAAATGATGTTGTTAATCTTGATCTAACAAGACAACACATCAATTGGCACAAAGACGAGACACAGGTTGGTGGTAAAGTCACCCTCCTTCGTCAAGGTCAAGTAACAACAAATATGCTAGTTGCGAGCACAACGCCATCTGCTGGTGCTGATGCTTATGTTGGTGTCAGTGGTTTAATTGGAACAAGCTCAACTAACGCTGTTAAGATTGGCCAGTTCCTAAGTGCCAAAGACGCCGACGGTTATGCCAAAGTATCAGTTAACCTATAATTCATTTTTTAAATAAAGGGAGAAAAACACATGTCAGCCAAAACCGAAAGATTTCAGCCAACACCAGAATTAACAGATCTTCTAATGCGTTCTGGTTCGGCTAATAGAGAGACCGCTCTTGCTGCTAATGCAGAATTTGCAAAAGCTCTTGAGCTTCCTCTTCGTAAAGGTATCCTTAGTGGGGATGTTCTTGATGGTATCTTCGAGCCAATTCAATTAGCTCAAAGTGCTACTCCAGAATTCCCACTCGATTTCTTAGCTCCTGGCACAGAGAAAGACTTTGTTGCCTATACAATTCCTAATCATGGTTATATTCCAGAACGCCATGTTGAAGGCGATTACGTCATGGTTCCAACCTATGATGTTGGTGCTAGTATCGATTATCTTCTAAAGTATGCTCGTGACGCCCGTTGGGACGTTGTTGGTCGTGCTATGGAAGTCTTAGAAGCTTCTTTTGTTAAGAAGATGAACGATGATGGTTGGCATACACTACTTGCTGCTGGTGTTGATCGTAATATTGTTGTATACGATAGCGATGCTAACAGCAGTCAGTTCACCAAGCGTTTAGTAAGTCTTATGAAAACTGTTATGCGTCGTAATGGCGGCGGTAACAGCACATCAAACAACAGAGGCTTATTAACTGATCTTTATGTTAGTCCAGAAGCTATGGAAGATATCCGCAATTGGGGTATTGACCAAGTTGATGAAGTTACTCGCAGAGAAATTTATACTGCTGGTGATGGTTCTATCAACAGAGTATTCGGCGTTAACCTTCATGATCTAGATGAGCTTGGTGTTGGTCAACAGTATCAACTATTCTATAGTTCAGCCACAGGTGGACTAGGTGCTTCAATGCCAGGAGGCGGCAAGACTGAGATTGTAGTTGGTTTAGATCAACGCAAGAGAGATAGTTTCATAATGCCAATTCGTCAAGAAGTTCAAATCTTCGAAGACGAAACACTACATCGTCAAAAGAGAGCCGGATTCTATGGTTGGGCAGAACTTGGCTTTGCTGTTCTTGACAATCGTAGAGTTCTAATTGGTGCTCTATAATATCTTTATTTTAATTTATTAAAATTAGAAATATTAAAGGCTAGCCTAAAAGGCTGGCCTTTTTTATTAGGTGTATAAGTTTATATATTCTTTACATTATTATAATGGGGCAATAAGCTATGGCAGCTAGTAAATATGATTTTGCTATAGAACAAGGCACCTCTTTTAAAATTAGTTTAATTTATAAAGATGCTAATGGTATTCCAGTAGACTTGACTAATTGGTGTGCTAGATTAACTTGGAAGACCAATACTGGATTGTCATATATTTTTTCAACTGACAATACGGATGGTGTATATAGTTTTAGCATAAATGGTTCTAGTGGTAAAATAACATTAATGTTTTCTGCTTTATATACTAATTCTTTTAATTTTAATTCAGCTAAATATGATTTAGAATTGCAAAGTCCAGATGAGTTATATAGCGGAGGAGGTAAATATACTACTAGAATATTATTTGGAACATTAAACATAGTTAAGCGATTTAGTCAATCTAATGATCCTTTGGAGTGTTCTGTATGAGCAATTATATAATTGAAATTACAGAACCAACAAATCATATTATTGAAATTGAAACTATGTTTTTGGATACTGTTACAGACATTATAGAAGTTGAACGATATGACTCTTTTAATTTGGAAATTGTAAATACTGAAAAAATTCTTTGGAGTGATTTGCCAGATAATATTCCTTTTAGTAAAATTAGTGGAACATTAGATGTTAGTAGAATTGATGGCTTGGATCAGTACATAACTGATTTTTTGGGAGATAATGCTAGTGTTCATGTTGATGATCTTCTTTGGGGTATTAATAATGTTGGATTGAGTGGGTATTTAGATCAGTATCAGTTTGATTGCGGAATGCCTTAATTAAATAATATAACAATATACCGGGAGAATACAAAATGGCTCGTAATACTAAAATTCAGTTAAGAAGAGGTCTTGCAGCAGATTGGTTACCAAACACAGTGTTGGCTCCTGGTGAAATAGGTTTTGAATTAGATACTGGTAAATTCAAGATTGGTGCTACTGGTCTTGGCTTAACTGCAGGAAGTAATTGGGATGGTTTACCTTATGCTGGTGGTAGTGCTTTAATATCTTCAACAGGTATAGGTTTTAGATTCAGTAGTTTAAATAATGCTTATACATTATATAGTTATATTACTGGAATTAGTGGTGGACAAGATGGTATAACCTTTCAGACTCTTCCTCTTAGCGGACTATTAAATGATACTAGTGTTAGTGGTACTTATTATACTATAGGTCTTAGTGCAAAATTAGAAAATTTTCAAGATAGTAGTATTAGTATTTCTAGTAATACTTTATCATCAACTTCAAGTGGTATAACTGTTAGTGGATATAACCTTAGTACCATATCATTAAATCCTGATGGTGGAATTGTCACAGCATCTGGTATCAATATTAGAAATATAACGGACGGTATTACTGTTACATCTGCAATCGGAGGATTGTCGATTGGTGAATCATTTACTACCTCTAGTGGTATAACAAATATCTTGAAAAAAATGTTAGAAGTAGTATACGAACCAACAGTAGGCAGGGTACCCGGCGTTACTATGGGACTTAGTGGTGCTGTTAGTCCTGTTGGATCATCGTCGTCTTTTACGACTAGCGGAAGATATGAAGTTGGAACAACAGGAAATATCACAATATCTTCTACTTTGGATCAGGGTTATGTTGCTGGTACTGGATTAGGGGCTGGTTGGAGATCTGGTGGAGATCAAGGGGTAAGAGCTGGGGCAGCAACTGCGTATAGTAGAACTTTTAACGGCAATACTAATACTGTCGGAACTAGCCATACAGTTAATAGTTATGCTGTGGTAGAAGGTCCAAACACAGCTTCTGCAACTATTACTCATGCTTCTGGTATTACTCCAATAAATAGTCTAGGTGCTAATTCTGCTACTACAACTGTTCTGGCAGCTGGTGGAACTGTCACTAATAGTGCTGCTTTCACAGGAGTTAGAAGACTATTTTGTAGCTATGATACTACAGCATCGGCACCTACTACTAGTGCAAATATTAGGTCTTTACCTGATGTTACTGTCACATTTGAGTCTGGCAAAACCTTTTTGAACTATGGTCCTGGTACGATTTTTAGAGTTGAGCCCCCAGCGGGCACCAGAAGGGTTATTGTTGCCGTTCCTGTTGGCCTATATAGTCTTGGAAATACGATTACTGTTTTTGACGAAACATCAAATTCATTTATTACTACTGGGTATCCTTTAACAACTGTTAGTGTTGCAGGAGCTAACTCGGCAGCTGCTGTTACCTATAACGTATATAGTTTTATACCAGATGGTCCATTCGTTGGTTCATCAACGCACAAAATTACTCTTAACTAATATCTTTATAATTTAAGGAATATAATATGCCAGCTTCCAATGTTAATGCTCCGTTTCAGTTTTCTAGACAATTCGGAGTTCCTCTTGATAGCTCTTTTGTCTTTTCTACCACAGCAGCTCGTAGCGGTTATTTAACAAATTCAGATACTAGTGGAATAGCTTATACTGGTATGATTGTTGCTGATTTGCAAACTAATAAAGTATATCTTCTTAATAGTAGCAGAGCATGGCAAGAGGTTGGTATTAGTATTAATGAAACATTCGGCGCTACTAATAGTGGTATGTTATTCAAAACTGGAAATAATACTTTCTCTGTTGGAGGATTATCTTCAACAAATAATAATATTTCTATTACTAATCCTAGTGGTCTTGGTGGCAATCCAACTTTTGGTTTAAATCCTTCTATTACGGGAATAACATCTATTACTGGAGTTAATAATTTCAGGATAGCAGCTAGTAGTGGTATCAATATTGATGCTGGATCCGGGGTTGTTGGTGTTGACGATCTTAGTGTTAGCGGCACTCTGTATATTGGAGGAAATATAGACATAAGGGTTGCGGCAGCAGTACTTGCTCAAGGTCCGATAGTATATTCTGGTAATCCAACTATTTATAGTGGAGCAGTATATTATGCTCAAACTCCTTATGTTGGTCCAACAGGAGGAACTTTAGGGACTAATCTATTCCCTGTTAGTTTAAGTGGTCATAATCATGTATATAGTGATATTACAAATTTTTGTAGTGGTGTAGCAAGTTGTGTTGATACTGCTCTTACTGTTAGTACAGGACTAAGAGCAGACTTTAGTAGTAATATTCTACAACTTGCTTTGTCTGGTCAAGCAGCCACATTACATTCTTTCACAGGCAGTGGTTTGATGGTTCGCACAAGTGGACCAAATAATAATGGGGCATTTTCTGCTAGATCAATAGCTCAAGGTACAAATATCTCTGTTGCTAATGGAGATGGCATTTCTAATAATCCAACAATATCTCTTAATGCTTCTATTACGGGATTAACAGATGTTAAAAGTAGTAATATTTATGCTACAAATATTTATACTAATACTGGTGAGAATACTTTAAATATTTATGCTCCAAGTGTTAATGTGACAGGCAATTTAACAGTTGCTAATCTAACCGTTACTGGTGTTACTACAACGGTAAATAGCACTACAATAACAGTTCAAGATCCTGTACTAACTCTTGGAGGAACAGGGGTTATATCGGCCGCTGATAATTTAGATAGAGGGTTACAGTTAAGATATTGGGACGGATCTGCTGCTGCTACTGGTTTTATGGGTTGGAATAACCAAAGTAGTGAATTTATATTCTTAAGTTCTACTACTGGAACTATTGGCTATAACGACTATGGAGCGGGAACATTTGGAAGAGTTAAAGTTGGTTCACTGGTAAGTAATGGCAATGTTAGCGGTACAAATTTGTATGCTACCAGTCAGACAGAGCATAGGGTTGCTGTATTTGATGCTAACAAGATGTTATTTAGTACTGGAGTACTAACTAGTGAATTAACACATTTAACTGGTGTTGCTAGTAGTATTAAAGATCAATTAAATAGCAAAGCAGCTTCTGGTGTTTCATTAACAGCAGGAAACGGTTTAACTGGTGGCGGATCACTAAGCGGCAACTTAGTATTTGATGTTGGGGCAGGAGATGGTATAAGTGTTGCCTCTGATTCTGTTGGTGTTGACGCTACTGTTCTTAGAACGTCAGGAGTTCAAACAATTAGTGGAGTCAAAACCTTCACAGTTGCGCCTATTTTTAGTGGCGGATTAACATCTTCTGGAACTATTAATCTGCAAGTAGCAGCAACAGCATCTACTGGTAGTTATTTTCCAGTATTCGTTAGTGATCCAACAGCAGCTTCTCAACAGTTAGTTAGTAGAACTTTAGCCCAAATGAGAACAGATTTGGGAACATCACTTAATACTGGCAATACACTAGTTTTGAGAGATACTAATGGTAACTTTGGTGCTGGTAGTATTACTGGAACATTAATTGGTAATGCTGATACAGCAACCAATGCAACTTCTGCTAGTGGTATTTATATAAGTGGTACTACTTCTACAGATCCTCTTGTGTCTATAGTTTTAGTTGCTGATCAATCATCGTCTTCTCAGCGTCCATTTATTGATGCTGGATTACAATATAATGCTAATGATGATATTTTAATACTAAAGAATATAAGCGGTACATATAATATGTCATTTAACGGATATACTTCTCCGACATATTCATCAACGTCTATTAGTGGTATTATCCCAATGAATGGAATTAATGGAACATATTTACATAACTTTATTATAGATGGTGGCACTCCATAGGCTGGACAAAGTTAATATAGTCAATATTATAGTATTAGATTCTATAATAGGATAACTCATAATATGGTTAAAATATGCCAAGACAAAATAATATTCAATTTAGAAAAGGCACTTTGTCTCAGTGGATTGCTAATAATGCTCAGATTCTAGCTAGTGGCGAACCAGCATTTGAGGTTGATACATTAAGATTAAAAATAGGAGATGGAACAACAGCCTGGAGCGAACTCAACTACGTTGGTTTGGCTGGAACAGGAACTAGTGGATATTTGCCCAAGTTTAATAGTTCTCAGGGCGTTACTAATAGTTTAATTTATGATAATGGAACTAATGTTGGCATAGGAACTAATCCTAGCACGTACAAACTTACTGTTGCTGGAAGTGGTAGATACATAGCGCCATCAGCAACAGGATCATTAGAAGTATTAAATATTGATGGAGGATTTGCAGGATTCAATGGAGCAAATGATGCTAATACTGAATATAGTATTAGATTTGATGGGTGTTCATTTAATACAACTGTTGGAGTAGTACAAAGAATTGGTGCAAAAATTGGCATGTTAAAAAATGGATCATGGAATGAAGCCGCCGGTGGAGTTGGAACACTAGGCAATTTAGTTTTTTATACAAATAATGGAACAATAGCATCTCCATCACTAACCGAAAAAATGAGGATTACATCTGATGGTAATGTTGGTATTGGAACAAGTTCTCCGTCTAGTAAACTTCACGTTGCCGGAGATGTTTTAGCAACAGGATTTTTTATAGCAGGATCTGGTAGTGCAGCCAATCCGTCTTTTGAGTTTACTGGAGACATTGATACTGGATTATTTAGTCCAGAAACAAATACTATCGCAGTTAGCACTAGTGGTGTTGAAAGATTACGAGTGAATGATATAGGTAACGTTGGTATTGGTACTTCTCCACAAGCGGGATTCAAGTTAGATGTTGCTGGAAGTACTATTATTAGAGGAAGTGTTCAATCAAATAATATTTTTCTCGGTTATGCAACTGATTATTCAGCTGTACGATATCAGTTTAGTAACTCTCTTGCTGGTGGCGGCGCTAATCGTAGTTGGGTGTGCAATGGTGGTGGGACATTTGGAGTCGGATTTACCGCCCCTAGCGGCTTAGTTGCTATTAGCGGTGGAGCATCTATAGGATCAAACTATAATTTAACTCCCCCAACTAATGGTTTGATTGTAGAAGGAAATGTTGGCATAGGAACAACATCTCCAACAGCAAATCTTCATGTTAATGGTAGCGGATTATTCTCTAGTGGATTAAATACTAATGGATTAAATAATTTTAAAGATATTACATTATTAGGGAAGAATGATATACCAGCATGGAATCAAAATGCTCTTTATAATAAAACTGATGTGGTTAAATTTGAAAATCAATATTATACATCATTATTAAATTTTACTACACAATGTCCCATGGGATCTGTTCCAGAAAACTGGTACTGTTGTAATGATCATATTTATGGGGCACCAACAGCGGCTGATTGCCCAGGAGGTGCCGATGGAATTTATTCTAATTCGTTTAGTCCCACAGGATATAAGCCTGGTTGGGCACTTTTAGGATCCGGCGACTTGACTGTACAAAATGCTTATTCCTATAACTTATATAATCATAATAATATTACTTCCTCAAAGATAACAGTTAATGATTTATTAGTCAAGGAAGGTGTGATTAGGGTTAATAATAGTTTTTTAAATACTTTTAATATGACTATTAATTCTAGTGGCATTAATATTGTTGATACCGCAGCCAATAAAACAGTAAAACATATTAGCAGTGTTTCTTTACCGGCCACTACTATACTGTCTAATACTAGCTGGACACCAGGGTTTCTAATTAGTATTTGGGAAACTCAGGCTAATGTATCTGTAGGAGATTTGGTATTATTTACTAATTTTGATTATCCTGTTTATAATGGCATATATAAAGTAGAAACGCCTATTCCTAGTACTTCTTTTGGTAATGTGCGATTCGTTAGGGCTTCTGGATTTACTAATGGAACAGTATTGACTAATGGGATATCTGTTAATGTTACTAATAATAACAAAAAATTTATTCTGAATAAAGACATAGCAGGAACATCTACAGTAGGATCTAGTAATTTATACTATACCTTAGATAATGGACAGTCTGTAATTAAGATAGAAGCTAATAAAGATGTAACATTTGCTGAAGGAGTATATGCAAAAGAAAAATACTTTAAAATCCAACACCCAGATCCAGATTCAAAATATTCATCTTTACAATATGGATCATTAGAAAGTCCATATCACGGAGTAAGACTCACAGGAAAAGACAAATTAAAGAATGGAATATGTGAAATACTTTTACCAGATTATTTAAAGTATTTAATTCATGAAGAAGATGTTAGTATTCAATTAACTAATTATGGTCATCATAAAATGCTTTATGTGGATAAAATAGATTTAAAAAATAATAAATTTATCATTAAGGGGTATAGAAGTAAGAGTGGCGGTCCGTTTAACTTTTATTGGAGCTTCACAGGAATTCGTAAAGATGTTCCTAAATTAATACCGGAGCAATAATATGGCTAATGCTGATAAAACAATTGGTATTTTTCCAGAAACTGGAACTTCTGGATATCCTAGAATTGAATTTACTGGTTCTGGAAATATTCCTATAACTATTGAAGCTTTAAATGATAATAGTCTTAATTTTAAAAGTTCATTAAATCCTAGTATATTAAGAATATATGCTAGTGGTACAGTTTCTGTTCCTAATAGTGGTTCTCTATTGGTGGCTAATTATTCTACAATTAATACTTCTGATATTCTTGATGGTGGAAATTGTTAAAAGTGTATATATATTTAACTAAATTTTTATATTTTTCGTAATAAGGGGAAAAAATGGCTAATACAATAAGAATCAAACGTCGTGCATCTGGTGTTGGCGCTGGAGCACCGTCTGGATTAGCCAATGCAGAGTTAGCATATAATGAAGGAGATAATATTCTTTATTATGGATATGGCACTGGCGGAGCAGGAGGAACAGCCACCCAAGTTATACCCATTGCTGGTAGTGGAGCCTATTTAAATAAAAATAATAATTTATCAGACTTAAATAATACTCAAACATCAAGAAATAATTTAGCTGGTGGCACTGTTACTTCTGGATATTTCATGAGAGGTAATGGAACGAATGTTCTTATGGGAAATATTATAGCGTCTGATGTTCCTACTCTTAATCAAAATACAACAGGAAGTGCTGGTAGTGTTACTAACTCTTTAACTATTAATAATGGTGGGGCTGGAGATAACAGTGGATCAACTTTTAATGGAAGTTCAGCAAAAACAATTTCATATAATAGTATTGGATCTCCATCTGTGGGTGGAGCTAATGCTACTGGAACATGGAATATAAGCGTTACTGGAAATGCTGGTACTGTAACTAGTGGAGTTTATACTAGTAGAACTATCACTCCTGGAAGCGGCTTAGCTGGATCGGCTGCTCTTGATCTTAGTGCTGATAGAACATTTAATATCGGACAAGGTGACGGCATAACCGTTAGTGCTGATGCTATAGCTGTTGATAGTACTGTTGTAAGAACAACTGGTGTTCAAACTATTAGTGATAGAAAATTATTTAGTAGTGGATTAAGTCTTGGGGCTAATCCATTATCTTTAAATCCTACACTTTATATCCTGACTCCAGATACCTCTAATGGAGCATCTGCTTGCAAAATCTTAGATTCGTCATATGGTGCAATTTTGGATATCAGAAATGACGGCAATATGGGTATAGGTTCATTTGTTGGTATTACTCACAGATTAAACATAAAAGGATCAACATCAGATTCAAGTCTTGGTGTTTTAAATATTGTTAATTCTAATAGTAATAGTATTTTATTTGCTAGAAATGATGGAAATGTTGGAATTGGAACAAATACACCAAGCGGTCAACTACACGTTATTGGTAGCGGTATTTTTTCTAGTGGATTAAATATACCTAATCAAACAGCTAGTACAATCGCTAGTTTTGACGCTAACAAAAACGTTACATCGTTATCTACAGCTACATATCCATCATTAACAGAATTAGCATATGTAAAAGGTGTTACTAGCGCTATTCAAACACAAATAGATGGTAAGGCTGCTACTAATCAAAACATGTATATTGGAACTACATTATTTGCTATCAATAGATCTTCAGCATCTCAAACATTGACAGGTATTAGTATAGACGGTAATGCTGGAACAGTAACTAGCGGAGTGTATACATCTGGTTCATATGCTGATCCAGCATGGATAAGTAGTTTAGCCAAGTCTAAAGTAGGATTAAGCAATGTTACTGATAATGCTCAAATTAAAAAGTTAGCATCTTCAACAAATGGCAATATTCCAGCATGGAATGGAACAACAGGAGATGCTTTATCTGACGGATATAGCGTACAAACTACTCTATCTAGTAGCTCTACTGCTATTCCTAGGGCAGATGCTGTTATAACTTATGTTGATAGTTTATTAGCTGCTAATGATGCTATGATTTTTAAAGGAACTATTGGAGCAGGAGGTACGCCAGGAACTCTTCCAACAGGAACAATTAGTGCTGGTTGGACCTATAGGGTGGTTGCAACAGGAACATATGCTGGTGTGGTTTGCGAAATTGGAGATTTAGTTATAGGTGTTGCTGATGCTCTTGGTAATGTTAATAGCACATGGACTGTTGCTCAAACAAATATTGATGGAGCTGTTGTGGGACCAGCTTCGTCAACAGATAATCGTTTTGCATTATTTAATGGAGCAACTGGTAAGATTATCAAAGATGCCGGGTTCTCTGCCACAACAGTTGGTCAAAATTTAATAAGTTTAACTAATCCTGGAACAATATCTTTTACTAGAATCAATGCTGATAATAGCGTATCGTCTTTGAGCGATACTGATTTTAGAACAGCTATTGGAGCTGCGGCCAGTGGTCAAACTATGTTCATAGGAACAACCAGTGTTGCTATAAATAGAAGTAGCTCATCTCTAGTATTAACTGGTATAACAAGTATTGACGGTAATGCTGCTACTGTAACAAACGGAGTTTATACTACTGGAGCCCAAACTATTGCTGGAGTAAAGACTCTATCTGATAGACCAGTGTTAAATTCTGGACTGTCTGTTTTGATGGCTTCAACAGCCTCGTCAGGATTATACTTTCCAGTATTCACAAGCGATCCTTCTAGTGCAGCACAAGCTCTGGCTCATAGAACTCCTAGTCAAATTAAAAGCGATATTGGTTTAGGTAGTGTTGAAAATACAGCACTAAGCAGTTGGGCTGGTTCTACTAATTTAACTACATTGGGAACAGTAACTGCTGGAACCTGGAGTGCTACAAATATATCTGCCACCAAGGGTGGAACTGGCCAAAGTTCATATGCTGTTGGAGATTTATTATATGCTGATACCACAACTAGTTTAGCCAAATTAGCTGATGTTGCTACTGGCAACGTATTATTGGCCGGTGGAGTTTCAACTGCTCCTTCATGGGGCAAAGTTGGTTTAACAACTCATGTTAGTGGAACACTACCTGTTGCTAATGGTGGAACTGGAGATACAACATATACTAATGGTCAATTATTAATTGGTAACTCTACTGGTAATACTTTAACTAAAGCCACTTTGACACAAGGCACTGGAATAGCTATTACTAATGGAGCAGGAAGCATAACAGTAGCCCATAGTTCAACATCAAGTCTTAACGGAGCACAAGGAAGCAACGGTATTGCTAGCATAACAGTAGATGCATTTGGACATGTTACAGCTGTTACATCAGCAGCATCAGCATATTTAACATCAGCAACAGTATGTGCTGCTATTGTTGATTGCACATTAGATGGTGGAACATTCTAAAAATAGTTAGAGATTAAATGGCAAATATTATACAACATAAAAGGAGTAGCACCGGCGGTGTTGCTCCTGCTGTTACAGGATTAGCCCAGGGTGAATTAGCTATTAATATAGTTGATGGTAAATTATATACTAAAAATAGTAGTAATTCTATAATTAATCTTGGAGTTACTAGTATTAGTGGAACTAGTATAACTCCAGCTAGTGGTAATTTTACTCAATCTTTACAAGTAAACGGTACCGGAGTAAGCTTTAGCGGCCATACTCACGTATCATCAAATATTACTGACTTTAACAGTAGTGTTAGTGGATTATTAACTCCTTACCAATTAGCTCTTACTAATCCTGTTACTGGAGTTGGAACTAGTGGATATTTGACACGATGGAGCGGATCTAATAGTATTAGTAGTGGAATCATTTTTGATAATGGAACTAATGTTGGTATTGGAACTATTACACCAAGTGGTCAATTACATGTTATAGGCACAGGAATATTTAGTAATAAACTAGGAGTAGGCATTAGCGGTTTTCCAAACTGGATATCTTACGCTGCAACTCCTCATACTTTTGTTCATATTAGTGGAGCTAGTGGACTTTTCCCTGATGTAAATGAAAGAGCATTTGGTTCTTTATTGAGATTAAATAGTGGAGCTAGTACTAATAATCCTAGAATAGATTTTAGAATTGGTGGTCCTGGCAATTTTGATGATAGTTTTTTTATATCTAGAAATGGTACTGACGTTATTGGTATTGATACTTTTAGTAAAATGTTTTTGCCAAATGGTTTTACTATATTAAATCCAACTAATAATGGTGAAGGCACCAATGCTTCAATTCGTTCCTACAATGATGGCGCTAGTTGGATAACTCTTGATAATAATACTAGATCAATGATTATAGGTTATAGAGGTAAAGGAGCAGGTGATCAGTATATAGACGTATCATCTTCTGGTAGATTAAAAATCTATAATTATTATTCAGAAGTTGCGACTTTTGATAATAGAGGAAGATTTGGAATAGGAACTGCTACTCCAAGCGGACATCTTGATGTTGCTGGTGATGTTTATGTTAGAGGTACTGGAAATAATTTAGGGACAGTATATTTTAAGTCTACATCAGCATCATCAGATACTTCTCTTAAAGTTAGAGCAGATACGAATGGTAATCTATATTTAGATGCTGCAAATGCGTATGTTAAAGTTGGAAACCAAAGTGCTGATGTTGTTTTGAATGCTGGAAATGGTCCCATAACTATTGGTCATAATTCTTCTCAAACATTTGCAAATCAATATATTAAATTCACTCCGATGAACTCGGAAGTTATGAGAGTAACTAGTTCGGGAGTTGGTATTGGAACAACCACTCCAAGTGGACAACTTCATGTAATTGGTACTGGTATCTTTTCTTCTGGAATAGGCGTTGGAACGAATTCTCCATTAGATTTAATTCACATTAGTGGCTCGTCTGTAAATCCTCAAGGTATAAGATTAGAAAATGCTGATGGTTATGGTGGATCAATTCAAGCAGATAATGGAGCATTATACTTTAATTCACCTACCAATACAGCATTTAGAATTCAAGCAGCAAAAATAAGACTTGGAAACGGTAGTTCAGCTACTGCTATCGAATTGTCATCTTATGGTAGTATTTCTCAAGACGGCAATGGCGGTGGACTAACTTTCAGTGGAACTACTGCGCAATTTAGTAATGGAATAAATGTTACTAATAGCGGTACTTTTACTAGCGGTATTTTAGCCGGTTCTGGATCAGCATCTTCTCCATCTTATTCATTTATTGGAAATACTAATGCGGGCTTGTACAATCCAGCAACTAATGCTCTTAGTCTAACAACCAGCGGTGTTAATAGATTATATATTGATCCTATTGGAAATGTTGGTATTGGTAATACTCCACAAGTAGGATTCAAATTAGATGTTACAGGAGGAGATTCAATTTTTAGGGGAGCAGTTAGTTCAAATAGCTACTTTTATGGTTATTCAACAGACTACTCGGTTGTACGATATCAGTTTAGCAACTCTCTTGCTGGTGGAGGAGCTAATAGAAGCTTTGTTTGTATTGGCGGTGGGACATTTGGTGTTGGTTTTACTGCCCCTAGCGGTTTAGTAGCTATTAGTGGCGGTGTTTCTATTGGCGCTAATTATAATTTAACTCCTCCAACAAATGGTTTGATTGTAGAAGGAAATGTTGGTGTTGGAACTTCTTCTCCAAACGGTAGATTACAAGTTAGTGGGTTGATAACAGCTAATAGTGGTAATTTCACTAACAGTCTTAATGTAAATGGTACTGGTGTTAGTATTAGTGGCCATACTCATACATCAAATGATATAACAAACTTCAATAGTAGCGTAAGCGGACTACTACCGGTAGGAACTGCTAATTACTTAAGTAAGTTTGGAACTGGAGGTAGCGGATTAAATAATAGCGTAATTTATCAAAGCGGTAATAATATTGGAATAGGCTTATCTAATCCTCAGTATCCATTACATGTGTCTGGCTCTGGTTTTATGGACAGTCTTAAGGTTGGAACAATAGTATCAACTGGAATTTTAGTATCATATACTCATCCAGATGGATCCTATGCTACTAATTATGATACTATCATAGCCGGAGCACTAGTAATAACCAGAGGAAATGGTGGGGGAATATATAATCTAGCGGTAGAAGGAGGTTGGAATGGCATTAATTACCTCAGTCCATCAAATACCTTATGGAATAATGATGGATGGTCAAACATTACTAATATCAAAACTAGAACATATGATACTTTATATAATACTGTTGGAGGTAATTTAGGATATAGTTTACCTAATGCTGAATTAATAATGAAACATGTTCCAACTAATAGATATTGGAAAATTAAATTTTCTAGTTGGATTCAGGGTGGAGGTGGAGGATTCTCTTATACAAGACAAGAAGTATATTTATCTATCTCAAATTTATCTTCATTAGCAATAGAATATTTATCATTTATTAACGACCCTGATACTGGATTATTTAGCCCAGAGACAAATACTTTTGGTATTACCACCAGCGGAGTTGAAAGATTAAGAATAGATAGTATAGGAAATGTTGGAATTGGTACAGCAACTCCATCAACTAAATTAGATGTACTGGGTGGTTTTAGAGTTCGTAGTGAACCAGCTGCTCCATCAGAAGGTTGTCATATAAGCTGTATTACTAATGAAGGTATTAGTTTAAATACTTTTCAAGATCCCATATCAATAATTAGTTCTACTGAGGGTAATGGAACTATTTATATTGGAAATAGTAATAATGATACTACTAATTTAAATAGTTCTTATACTAATATTAATGGAAGTGCTTTTTTTAATGGAAATATAACTTGTTCCAGTATATATTCTAGTGATGGTGCTAGTATTGGTTTAAGTGATAATATTGGAATCGGATGTGGAGGCGATATCGGCTTAGGTGGATCCTCTATCATCTTAACATGTGATCCTTCAGCAAGTATAGAACTAAATGGGTTAGTTAATGTTAATGGTAATCTTACCTTTGATAGTTTCACAGAAAGTGTTGTAGCTATTGGCAATAGTAGTACTAGTAAAACTATTAGCTTGGCTAGTGGAACTGTTCAAACTTGTACACTAACGGGTAACTGCACATTCACTATGCCCACAGCAACTGCTGGCAAGAGCTTTAGCATGTTCTTAAATAGCGGCAGTGGAAACTATACTGCATCTTTCAGCGGAGTAAGATGGGCCGATAGTGCTATTCCAACAGCAACTATTATTGCTAGTAAAGTTGATATATATAGTTTTATTAGTGATGGCTCTTTCTGGTATGGTAGTTTCTCTCAAAATTATGGTTAAAAATTATGTTTAGTATAAGACAAAATTTCACTCAACGATCATCACGACTTCCCAAGAAAAGTCAATTATTGACTATGGATACTGCGTATAAAGCTCAGCCGTTTGTACAGGTTGTTGCTAAGAATGAGAATACTTTAGGATTAGATGTTGTTTATAAAGCACAGCCTTTTGTTGCTGCCTATAATAATAGATTGACTGGTCTGGAGAGAAGTGTGGCTAATCATATGGAAGTTGATAAATGGCTCTCCAACATCTATTGGAATGCTGGAAGTGCAAACTCCACAACAATAACAGCATTAAATACTTTTTGCAATGCAATAGATAATGCGGGAATAAGAAGCAAATTTTATCGTCTTAATTTATTTTGTGGCAACAACCTACAAGCATGTTGTGTTCCACTATACACAAGCACATCTTATTATGGTCAGTCTTTAGGTTTGGCTGTAGACATGAACAACGGTTTTGTTAGTGGTGATTATAATGAAACGGGATCTAATGGAGGATTGTTGGGAGATGGAACAAGCAAGCATTTAAGAACAGGACTAAGACCAGATAAGTTGCCATCTGGATTTGAATATAATTGTCACTTATCTGCTTATCGTAAAACAGCCGGCAATACTCAAGCCCTTATAGGATCATATTATTATGACACCACAATAACTGCTAACAGACATAGTTACGAAATAGCTCAGAACACTATCATTCTTAATACCACTGGAGGAACAACAATTCCAACAATAAGTGGCTATCCTGCATTTCAACTGGGAATTCGTTCTTCATCTTCATATTCCATAGCATATACCAATTCAACTGCTGGGACGCCTTATACTGCGTCCATAACTGCATTTGCTACGAACGTACCTTTCACAATATTTGGTAGAAATTTAATCACAGGATCCCCCCCATCAGATGGAGGATCCGGCTTTGGAGCATACACTCTTACTTTTCTAACAACATCTTTGCTTGCAGGATACTCCATAGGATCCTCATTATCCTCATCAGAAGCAATAGCATTTTATAATGCAATTCAAGCATTTCAAACATCTTTAGGTAGGAATGTATAATGCCAACATTTTATTTAGATAATGAATCTGGAAATGATAATTACAGCGGAACTAGTTTCTCTCTTTTGGCTTCTGGAAGTGATGGAGCAATAACGTCTACTACTTTTAGTTCGGCAACAGCAAATTTTCCTAATAACAATACTATAGCTCCTCTTAAAAACATATGCTGGCATACTAATTTCTGGCAAAATTATGGAAGTTACAATGGTTGCAGATTGTTAAGCTTGGACTATTATGTTGATGAAGTTATAACTGGTCCAACAGGAATAAGTTCTTACATTTATTATCTTCAAGAATATCCAACTGTCACAACACATTTGGCTAGAACTCAAGCTTCTCCTTTTGTAACACTATCGAATAGTACTCAATATACATTTTCTGTTTATGTCAGAACTGCCGGAAGAAATAAGGTCATTTTTCAGTTAGCCAATGATGCGACAAAATCAGTACGATTTAACTTGTCTAGTGGAACTGTTGAAGCAACAGGAGCAAGTGCAACAGCAGCTATTAGCAATATTGGTGGAGGATGGTATCGACTAAGTATGACAGCAACATCATCTGCTTCTGCTTCGACTGATAATTTCGCTTTTTATTTGGCCGAAGATGGTTATAACGGATTAGACGCTCTCAACACCAGCTATATGGGAGATACAACAAAAGGAATTTATTTCACTGCTGTTCAAATAGAGGTCGCAGCTTCTGTTACAGCATACGAAAATCCTCCCGGCCAAATATTGAGTATTTTTAATGGAAGCATATACGCTTACTATCACATAATAGCAAGAGTAAGCAGCACAAGCTTAACATTATCAGCTATTAGTTCAGGAACCGCATTGGCCGATACTAGTGGTCGCCAATACTATATCGGCGGAAGAATACAAACATTTACAAACGGATTAACCGCAGTTAGAACTCATTCTTGTGATGTTATAAGGGTACAAGCTAGTCCAGATCCAACAAGTATAGGTAGTGCAACATGGAACGGGGCAGGATCGTCTCCTACTGTAGCAATAGCATCATCTACCAACGCTACTCCAATAGCCATTACCACGTCAGCAACACACGGATATTCAACCGGAGATACCGTATTTATATGTGATCACACAACAAATACCAATGCTAACGGAACATGGGAAATAACAGTAACAAGTTCAACAGCGTTTACTCTTACTGGTTCAACAGGCAACGGAGTTGGAGGAGCAGCAGGAACAGCAAGAAGAGCAACAAACTGTGTAGTAAGATTAAATTCAGCATTAACAGACAATATTGCTGGTCATGGTAATGTAGGAGAAGGAAGAACTGTTTGGACTCCGAGTTCGAACGTCACAACAGCACTTTCTACTACAACAAAACAAGGAAATATTTCTGATAATATTTCTATAGGAGCTAATTTTACAACTGGCGTTGCCGCATACAAATCTTTTAGTGCAAAGGATCTTAGCGGATATCAACAATTAAGTTTTTTTATACAACAAATTCTAGGAACAACAGGATCTGCTGGCCAATTACAAATACAGTTGTGTAGCGATTCTGCCGGAGCAACTCCTGTCAATACATTTAATATTCCGGCTTTGGGAGTATCAAATATATGGCATGTTTTTACTGTTGATCTTGCTACTAATTTAGGATCTAGCATTCAAAGTGTGGCTCTTCGTGTTACAAGTGACATAGGACAACAAATACTACTCATTAGCAATATTATCGCCTGCAAAGCTAGTTCTAGTGCAAATTCATTAAGTTTAACTTCTCTCATCGGCAAAAATACTACCAATGAAAGTTGGTATCCCGTACAAAGTATTGTTGGCACAAGAGTTATAATAGACGGAAGACTATCTAATAATCCAGTTGTTAGTACTCAGGGGAACTTTTCAAAAGGATACTACGGAACTACCGAAACAATAACAACATATAAAAGAGAAACTATAAAAACAGCTGTACAGAGTGCTGCTTCTAATGGTGTGCATATTATCAATGACTCTGCAAGTCATTTTGCTCCCGTCCTATCTGTTGAGGGAGGATATGACCGAACCAACATGAGTACTCAAAGCGGGATCTCCTTTTTTGATGGACAAAACGGCTTAGGCTACGGAATATCATCACCATCCAGAGCTAGTTGGAGCTTTAAAAAGTTAGGATTTGTCCGATATGATAGGGTATCTGTAACAAATGCAAGTTTCACTTTCTTTAAAGATTTTTATGTAATATCTTGTACTAATAACTTTGATTTATCAACAGCTACTCAGTACTGTAAATTTGAAAATATATTTGCTAATGGCAATAATATTGGCATGGTTACTAGTTTTGGATTTAATGTACATAAATTTACGAATTGTTATTTTCAAAGTAATAATCTGCGTGGAATGGATTTAGCTACTTTTAATAATATAACTTTTAATAGTTGCTATATAAACAATAATGGGTCAATAGGCTGTTATGATACTGGAGGTGGAACAAATACTACTTTTAATAATTGTAGTTTTAACAATAATCAAGGAGAGGCTATTAGAACCCAAGGATGTGGTAGTAATATAGTCTTAAATAACTGTACAACTTCAAATATTAGCTCTTATAATTCTTTGTTTAGTTTTGGTGGAAGCATGTATCTGAACAATTGTTTGATCAATGAAAGTTCAGAATTTGGTTTTTATGGAGGAGGTAATGGCAGAATATATTGTACCACTCATGATAATACCTCTAATAATTTGTTTATATATAGTGATTTTGGTTTAGTAAGACCTCAAACAAGCGTAAGATATAGTAATACTGGGTATGCATGGAGTTTGGCTCCAACAAGTGATTATCGTAGAGATAGTTATCCTTTTGATTTTTCAATATCTCAAATTGCTGTTAGTGCAAATAGTATAGTCACAATCAAAGCATGGATGAGACGCACAAGTACTGGATTAACTTTTAGATTAAAAGTTAAAGGTGGACAAATAGCCGGAGTTACTAATGATGTTATTAGTTATATGACTGCTGCTGCTGATACTTGGGAACAAGTATCCTTAAGCTTCACTCCAACAGAAGCTGGAGTTGTTGAATTATTGGCAGAATGCTGGGGCGGTTCAACATATACTGGATATATAGATGATCTTACTATAATACAAATATAAGGTGAAAATATGAATTATACTATTACTGAAGTTTTTCTTGATGCCGCTGATAAATATAGGGTACGAGTAATTATTGATGAAAACTCAACCCAGTTTTTCAAATTTGACCATTATCCAACACAAGAAGAAGTTAATGAATTAGTTGAAAGTTATTTATCAAATCTAAATAATGGAGAAATAATATGAGTATTTTAGACAATAATCAATCATCAATAGACAAATCAATTCAGATATCTAATAATATTAAAAATACCACAAGATTTACCTTTCAGTCTATGGTAAATGCTTTTAATAATGGATCACAAACTTTCTGGAATAATCCACGAGCAACTCCATCAGAAATAGCAGAGGCATTAGGAAACGATGCTAAAGAGGTATTTGAATTACATTATGCTCTGGGTCAATTAATTGCTAATATTAAACCAGAAGCTATTAGTAAAGGATTGGCTTTAATTGGTCAATTTACCATGAATGAGGATGGTACAGTAACTATACTAGATTCACTCCCAAATCCATCAGGATCGGTTTAAAAAGTGTATAAATAGATAATGCCTATAAGTGTGCTTAATATTTCATTTTTTTAAAAAGGCCATATTATGTCTTGGGATGCTGAAATACCAATAATAGTAAGAACGCTAATTAATGATCTCAATGATCAGCAAGTATATAGCGACGAAAGAATAAAACAGATCATAACTGTTGCTGCTAAATATGTTCAATTTGATGTTGTTCTTGATCATTCTTATAATGTTGATGTTATAGAAGGCAAAATTAGTCCTGATCCAACTGATCATAATGATGAAATTTTTATTAGCTTAGTGTCCCTTAAGGCTGCTTGTATAATTGATCAAAGTGCTCTAAGAACAAAGGCTGCTTTAGAGGGTATAAGAGCGGCACTTGGACCAGCAACATTAACAGTAAAGGGAAGTTTGGAAGGATTCATAAAGATACTAGAAAAAGGACCATGCGCATCATATGATGAATTAACTTCTCATTGGGATATTAGTCAAGCTACTGCTATTAGAGCAATTCTTGGTCCATTTGTTGGTAATAAATTTGATCCACGATCACTATTCTCTGATAACAGAGGACGAGACTTATATTAATAAGGATTTTTTTATGGCAGCAGTAAATTATAATTTTCCTATAGAGCAAGGTAGTGATTTTGAAGTTAATTTCCAATACAATGATTCTAATGGCCAGCCAGTAAATCTCGGAGATAGTAATACATCTTGCGTTGTTATGCAAATTATTCCGAACTCTGGTGATTCTTTTGGATTTTCTACTAAAAAAATTGGCAACACATCGTTATTTTCTAATGATAAAGGATTAATAACATTAAAAATTAATAATGCTTTAACACAAAGTTTTCAATTTGATAATGCTATTTATGATCTTGATGTTCTTATTGGCAATAAAATAACAAGACTAGTTTATGGCACTATTAACATAATTAAAAGACAAACCCCATTTCCTAATTGTATTCTTAGTATCCCTTCAACAAATGCTAACGATACCCCATCAACAACTCCAGTTCCATCTGAGTCTTCACAAGACTTTCAAAATCTGTGTTTAGATACAGACTGTTTAAATTTAGACATTTACTCAACAGTATATCAAGGATCAGGGTTAATAATAAATGATTTATCAATATCAAATAGTAGCATCACGACCACAAATGTGAATAACATAGAAAATATAGAAGTTGTTATAAATAATTTAAATCATACATCTCCACAAGACTTGCAAATATTTTTAGCCCCACCATCTGGCAATAAAATTTTATTATCTGCAAATCATAAAATGCCAAAAACTAATTTCAACTTTATGTTTTCTAATAAGGCACTTCCAACATCTTATGTATATAATATTAATAATGGATCTTATTGTAATATATATAATAAAACCGATATTGTTAAATATTCTAATGAAACTTTATCATCAAATTTTGGAAATCTTATTGGACACAGTATAACTGGAGTATGGTCATTATTGATCAAAGATACTGATCCGGATCCAACTCCTGTAGGATCAGGTTACATCGATGGATGGAAACTAATAGTAACGTATCAGCCCTAACCTAAATAATAAATCAGAAGGGCGGTCAGTATATTAAATGACCCAATTTCATAATGTCAGATCTATTACTCAAAAAGATAAAATTTCTTTATTAGAAGATAATCTAAAATCATTTTTAGATTGGTCTTTTTTAAACATAGGTGGCTTTGTTAATGTGCCAAATCCTTCTCCTGCAATATCCGGTGCGTTCGGATTTCATGTTCTTAAATTAGCACCAGATCCAACAGTAGCAGGAAGCAGGCTATGGCAGTCTATTCGCAAAGATTGGGTATATGAATCAGGAGTAGTCTATAATGATACAGTTCCATCATCATTTTCTGGATTATATCTAAATAATATTTTCTTACCAGCACCGACAGGCAGCGGAGGATACGGATATTCTGTCAACTATCCCCTTGGACAAATAAAATTTAATAATGCAGTATCATCATCTAGCTCTGTTATTGCTAGTTATTCTTATAGATATATACAAACATATAAAGCTAGCGATTCTATTTGGTGGAAAGAAGTACAAAAAGAAACATATACTCCTTCAAATTATAAAGCAAACGGCGACTATGCCATAACCTCTATTCATAGAGTTCAATTACCAGCAATCATTCTAGAGTTAGCTCCTAGCACCAAACTCAAACCGTATGAATTAGGTACGACAGAAAATATTTGGACTCAAGAAATATTTCTTCATATTTTTGCACAGTCTGCTACTCAAAGAAATACCATTATAGATATATTGATAGCACAAAAAGATAAAGTTCTTCATCTTTATGATTCTGATGCTGTGGCTAAAACATTATCGTTTGGATTAGACAAATATGGAGCAATTAATCCTAATGGGAAAAACTATCCACAATTAGTAGAAGAATTTCAACATAATTATTTTACTATTATTGATACATCATTGGGTGAATTAAATACGCTTAGCAGTACCTTATATAATGGAATAGTAAGATGGTCTATAGAAATATTGCCTTATCACAACACACAATCAACACCGTCGGTGACAAACTCTCCAACTCCAACATCTGGCGGTGCTGCTACGCCAACATCTACTCCAACACCAACATCCACAACCGGAAATACTCCAACTCCAACTAAGAGTTTAACGCCTACTCCTACAAAAACGCCAACTCCAACATCCACAAGTGGAGATGCTCCAGTACTAACATCTACTCCTACGCTAACATCTACCCCAACATTGAGCGCCACTCCTACGCTAACATCTACCCCAGCATTGAGCGCCACGCCTACGCTAACATCTACCCCAGCATTGAGCACCACTCCTACGCTAACATCTACCCCAGCATTGAGCGCCACTCCTACGCTAACGTCTACCCCAACATTGAGCGCCACTCCTACGCTAACGTCTACCCCAACATTGAGCGCCACTCCTA